CCCCGCCGCAAGATCTGCAAAATCTGTTGTTGGTCTATTATCACTATCTAATTTCCGCAAGAATAGTTGTTCACCAGAATCAACTATGGCAAAATCTTTAAGATAAATTGCGCCAGTTTCTTGTTTTAAAATAGTTGTTTCGGTACCAGCCGAATCTACGGATTTAACTATAAATTCGCCTGTAGCATCGGAAATTGACAAATTACCAATATAAATTGTTTCACCAGCAACATATAAACCAGCAAATTTTCTATCGGGTGAACCCAAATTATATAAAGTATCGCCATCTGGGATAATATCCCCAGTGACTGTTACCCCAGCACCACCAAAAGCATCCGCATTACGGTCAGCAATATTAGCTAATACTGCTTGTTGTGATTGAATATACGGTGCATCTACTAATGATAAAATATCACTATCTACGCGCGCGCTAGTATAATAAAGATTGTTTCCTTCCGGAAGATTTTCTGTTGTAAACATTGCAGAAAATTCTGCACTATCAATACTTAAAGTATTATTAACAGTATTATAGGTTAGTCCAAGACCATCAATCGCCGCGGCATCAAGAGAAGTATTAAAATCACTATCAAAATTGGATTGGGTATAAACATGTTCAACATCAAAAGAAAATTCGCCGGATGCAGAATTATATGATAAATCACCAGCAGCCGAAAAATAATTTCTAATTGTTTCTTGAGATACTGTATCACCTAATGCAGAATCAAATCTGCTTCTTGTGTAATAAAGATTATCACCTTCAACAATATTAGTTGTTGTTTTAGTGGCTAGTCTTTCATCAAAAGATGAATCAAATCTTGCATCAAAAGCACTATCTGCCCGAGCAGTTGTATAATAAAGATTATCGCCTTCAGCAAGATCTGCTGTAGTTTTTGTTAATAGGCGCGCATCAAAATCACTATCAACTCGGGCCCGCGTATAGAATAAATTAAATTCTTCAATTAATTCTTTTGTTGTAGTGGCTGCCAATGATATAGCGGCTTTATTACCACTATTATCTTTAATAACAAGAGTACCACCAGAATCAGAAATTACTAGGCTTCCCATCATAATGGAATTGCCGCTTAAATATAAATCTCTGAATCTTTGGGTATTGGTTCCAAGATCTACTGCTTCAGTAGTACGAGGAATAATATTAGTTGTAATATCTTGTATTGCTGAATCAAAATTAAATACCGGGGGCTGATCAACTCTCGCATTAATATATGCGCTATCAATCAAACCAATTGCATTACCAGAATCAAAAGTACTACCCGCAACAATTCTTGCGCTGACATATGCACTATCAATAAGATTAATTGTTTGAGCAGTATCAAGTTTAGTATTAGTTAAATTTGTAATAGTAGTAACAAAATTGGCGTCATCACCAATTGCTTCTGCTAATTCATTTAGGGTATTTAATTGGTCGGGAGCTAGCCCAATCACAGAATTAATAGCGCTGTCAATAGCAGCAGTTAATTCCGATTCCATTACTAATTCAACCGGGATGTTTGTTAAATTAGCCCAATCTAAATAATATGAAGCAGATTCGCCATTAAATTCCGCAGCATTAATACCTAAACCATCAATATGGCTTTTGTTGACAAATCGTAGAATTTGGTCATCTAATCGGATACCAACATAATTTGAATCAACCGTTGACGCAATTAAAGCTGCAATATCACTAGAATCAAAGCCGGATGGTGTTGATGAAATTAATGATACAATTGCATTTGAATCTAAAATTGTTGGAACATTATTTAAATTAGTAAAGTCGGTGTAATACCCACTAGATTCACCGCCCAAAGTTGAAGCATTGCCAGCAGCTGCAGCGGAAATATTACCAGATGGTACACCTACAATTATTTTTGTTATTTTAGTAACCACGTGAATATACCTTTATTTTGTAACTGATGGGTTTACAGTCATACGACCTTCAAGTATTCTTTCCACAATCTGTGTATTATCACTATCAAAATATGATAATTCAACATCATATACATATCTACCGGCTTTCAATCCATCGGATTGAGCATTTGAAAGCGACATAGTAATAATTCCAGCAGTAGCCGGTTCTTTTACAGCACAGGTCCAATCAGTAGATGTTGAGCTGCGATGTGTTTTTTTCATTTTACATGCTATAGACACATTGGTAAGATTTTTAACAGAGCCATCTATATTATTAGTATGCAGCTCAATTGAAATATCACTCCCTTGGTCAATTTCAATTTCTTCGTATCTAGCCATGTATAGCTCTCCACATTTTTAATTGCGCATTTGATATTATTTATATCTTTTGCTATCAGTAAATATATAAAATATCAGTTTAAGATAAATCAGTTGTAGTTCCATCCGCATTATAACGTGTAATTGTCGTTGAGTCTGCTGCTGCCACATTAGTTGATGGGAAAGATCTACTACCGGGCCAAATTATTCTAACTGTACCATCTCCACCAGGCAATCCTGGCTTGGTGGGGCTATCATCTTCTGGCGCGCCCCCGCCACCGCCATATTCTCCGCCACCGGCCGAAGAACCGTTAGTACCGCCTGACCCACCATTTCCAGGAATGGCAACGCCTCCACCGCTGCCATTAGCGCCAGAGCCAAATATACCTACACCGCCACCAGCGTTATCTGGTTGTGTATCGGTTCCAGTACCACCACCGCCTCCGCCACCGCCTCCAGCGCCTGCTTGCCCACCATAACTATTCCCAGTACCACCAGCGCCGCCAGTACCGGTGTATCCACCAGCGCCACCGCCACCGCCACCGCCAGCATTGTATTGGCCTGCACCGCCATTGCCGCCATTACCACCAGCTTGTCCGGAAATACTACGATATGAAGCGCCAGCCCCACCGTTACCGCCTGTTCCGGCCGGCGAGCTATTTGCGCCAGTACCCCGTAAACCACCTTGCGCCGCTAAAATATATTCAAGCGGGGAGTCTATCCGAATATAAGATTCTACTCCGTATCCACCATTACCTCCATTAGCTGTTCCACCTACCCCACCAAGGCCAGAAAGAACCCGATATGTGGTGCCCGCTGTGACAGCATAATTGTTTACATATGATAACCCGCCACCGCCACCGCCGCCGCCAGAATAATTGCTGCCAGAACCACCGGCGCCACCGCCACCGCCAACAGCAATCATACTAATAGATGTAACACCCTCCGGAACTGTCCAAATATATGAGGTACTTCTTGCTACAAACCGAGCTTCACCAGTAGAAGATTCTCCTTGACCAGGATCGCCACTACCGCCGCCACCACCTGCTGCTGGAGGAGTATACGTTGTTGATGTTGAAGCAGAGGTTGAATAGGTTTCAGTAGTAAAATCATTACTAGTAGAAATATTAGTAGCTGGCCACGAACGAGACATATTACCATCATCATCAGTCCAATATATTCTTACAACACCGCCGCCGCCGCTGCCTTCATAATAATTATATGTACTATTAACTGATGGAACATCATCATCGTCTAAACCACCGCCACCGCCGCCATATAAACCGCCTCTACCATAACTTCGGGAGGGGCCGCCGCCAGATCCGCCGCCGGCTCTTCCTGCATCAGTGTTAACACCAGTTTGGCCAAGACCAGTTATATATGAACCATTCCTACCAGTAGCGGCAAGACCCTCAGTACCATTAACACCGGCACCACCACCACCATTATGCATAAAAGTAAAAGATGAACCATTATATGGATCATATTGTCCTCCACCTCCGCCGCCTCGAGTGCCATCACCACCATTTTGATTGGCGGAATTATTTCCGTTACCACCATAGCCAATTGTATTACTAACAATTGCTGCTCCACCAGCGCCACCGCCACCGCCGCCATAGCCATAATTTGCATCAAGGCGCCCAGTGCCGCCATCGCCACCGTAACCCCTAAAATCAGCATTCGCAAATGTAATAGGATTGCCGCCAGCTCCTCCGGAACTACCACCAGATCCACCACCAGCCCCACCACCAACTTTGCGAATTATTGTAGTAGCATCAGTAACAGCATTAACAGAAGAAATAATGCTGTCTCCACCATTTTCGCCTGTTGTTGCTGAGCTAATATCTAATCCAGCGCCATTTCCACCAGCACCAACTTCTATTTTTAAAACATCTCCGGGTGTCACACTTATATAAGACATATCCGGGGTAGCTATAAATGCGCCACCGCCTCCGCCGCCGCCGCCCCAAAAATCATTTTTATTGGAACCAGCGCCACCACCACCGCCAACTAATATAACACCAATATTAGTTACGCCAGCTGGCACATCCCAATAATGATCGGAATCCGTATAAGTAAAAATTACACTACCAGGATTTACTCCACTACCCGAACCACGGAAATCACCAAAGTCTATTGTACCTGAGGTGGGAATAGCCGCATTATTTGATTGTGTGGCATCTACCTCGCCCCCACCTTTGTAATATTCAGAAAGAGAAATCGGGGCAGTGCCGCCATGTTCTGCCTGTATAGCTTGTAAACTAATTGGTCCGGTGAGTGGAAGTACCATTGTTTAATTCTTATTTTTTAATTGAATTTCAAGAGCTTCAACTTTTTGGGTTAGCTCTTTAATAGCTTCAATGTATATAGAATGGAGTGCATCATAATTAACGGTTTTATATTCTGCGCCGGTATTTTTATTAATATTTTCAAAAACTGCCTCGGGTAATACTGTTTCAACATCTTGCGCAATAACTCCAGCCGATTTAATTCCGCTCGATATCCATTCAAAATTAACACCATTTAAGTGTTTAATTTTTTCAAGTGGAGCTTCAATATTAATTATATTTTGTTTTAGCCTTTGATCCGATACAAATGTTGCTTGATAGGCAGTAATATCACCATCTGCTTGAAAATGGCCAGATGAAATGTCAAAAGCAAATCTTACTGTATTGGCATTATTTCCATCTCTAATAAAGAAATCGCCAGAGTTAACATCCATAACTAAATTTGAAGCTGAAAGTAATTCTACATTGCCCAAATTTAATGTTTGATTAGTTGGAATTGTTGCGCCAGCATTAAATGTTTGTAAACCAGTCCAGGTATTCGCCCCAAGTGTTATATTAGACGTACCAGCGCCGATGAGTGATCGTATTTCCGATGCAGTCACGCCAGTAGCTAAAGTAGGAGTTCCACTATTTCTATTAATAGCCGGTTCATTTGGAATTGTTGGCAGATTACTTAAATCATTATAATTTCCGCTAAAGCCTAATGGGGCAGCCGTAAATGTGAAATTGCCACTACCATCAGTTGTTAATATTTGTCCATTAGAACCATCAGAAATACCCAAATCGGTTAAATCTGATGGAATTGTTGGTAAATTACTTAAATCATTATAACTAATTATTCCAACCGAAGTAATGTAGCCAGCATCATTTGTGAAGTCCGATACATTAGTCGGTGCATCGGTTAGGCTGGAGTAAGCAAAGTCTTGAGCTGTCTGATTTGTTTGAATATATGTAGCATCAACAATGTTAGTTATATTTGCTGAATCTAGTATATTTGGCAATTCGCTTAATGAAGAATATGCACCATCAAACAATGTTGGCAATCCACTCAATGAAGAATATGTACCATCAAACAATGTTGGTAAATTACTTAAATCATTATAATTTCCGCTAAAGCCTTGAATTGCATTTATAGCAGAAAGTAAATCGGCATCTCCGCTTTCTAAAGCTACTGCTAATTCGTTTAATGTATCAAATGCTGGGCCGGCCCCATTAATTAAATTCGCAATTTGAGTATCGACATAAGATACTCGAGCAATAGTATTTGGAATAGAACTAGAATCTAGACTTAATGCGCCGCCATTTATATCAGCAAACCCAAAATTACTAGCAGCTGCATTATAACTTAATGTTGCAACGGTGGTTCGATTGGCACCTTCGCCAGAAGTAAAGTTAATAGTTTGTGAATTAATAAACAAATCTGCAGCATGTATTGCATTAAATCTATGTGAGGAATCTCCTAGCGAAATACCTTTATCTACTGACGGAATAATATTAGATGTTAAATTACCATTAAGAAGAGCCGCAACATTATTATCACCATAACCAGCTGGTAATGTCGAATTTGTCCAATATTGCTCAGCATTATTCCATGTAAGAACTTGGCCATCACTTGGGGTTAATGCATCATTTACATCACCAATATCTGATAAAGACGCACTATCAAGAGCGTTTCTGGCCGCTGTTGTAAGATCTAATCTACGCGGAGCATTTGGACTATCTTGCTCAAAAATATCACCAAGTGATAAAACAAGAGATCCGCTAAATGCATCAAGAAAATCCGAATCAAATCGCGATCTATTATAATAAAGTCTAGCACGGCTACCTTCATTTAAATCATTTGTGCTTTTTGTATTAAAGTCTGAATCAAATCTAATACTTTTATAATAAAAATTATCATCTGTTTCGGCTAGATTGTCAGTAGTCTTAAGATTAAAATATGCATTAAATCCAGTTTGAGTGAGATATCTATTAACAGATCCTTCAGCTAAATCATCTGTAGTAACAAGTTCTAATGCGCTATTAAAAGCGGAATCAAAGCCAGAATCAAAAGCGGTATTAAACGAAGTGGCAAAACTAGCGTTAAATCCAGAATCAAATAAAACCGGAAAGTCGCTATCAATTGCAGATTTAAAGGCAGTGTCAAATACTGGCTGGAAATCTGCATTAAATGCTGAATCAAAATGACTTTGAAACTCACCTTCCCGAATATAATCTGCTTGACTTTGGCTATAAGCAGTATTCCAATTAGTAACATCGTCGTCAGTAGCAGAGATAATAGTTGGGGCAATATTATCGGTCATCCAGCTATCAATTTCGGTATTAATTGACACAGCACTAAGATAGCCAGCAGTAGAATGATCACCCCATCCATATGCAGTATTCCAATTAGTAACATTGGCATTAGTAGCAGATATGATATTAGCTGCAAGCGCGGAGGATAACCAACTATCTGCTAATTCATCAGTATGTAAATTATCAATTGATGCACTGGTTAAATATCCGGCAGAAGCATGGTCTCCCCATCCAAAAGCGGTATCCCAACTAGTACCATCAGCTGTTACTAATTGTTGTACAAATGTTAAATCCGAAAATTCAGATAATGTTGCTAAATTATCAATATCTCCTGATGTTATATTAGCGGCAGCATGCGCCGAAAATATTGGATCAGTTTCGGTAGTAATAAAATCAGCAATATCCGCAGCGGTAAGGAAGGTATCAGTATCAGCTGAAGGTGAAAATGTAAATATTCCATTAGAATAAGTTAACTTCCCACCCGGATATCCTGCTGCACTGGAATCTTCTTGAACAACCGAAAGATAATTATTAACTCGAGCATTGGTATAATATAAATTATTAGGACCTTCTGCTATTGAGTCGCTAGTAAACGCTAGTTGTAAGCCTTCTTCAGAATCAAAATTAAATCCTTGAAGAACAATATTAGCAGAAATTTCATATTGAAAAGCCGGTAGGCTTTGTCTAAAGGCAGAATCAAATCTTTCATCTGACCAATAATAATTTAAATTGCCTTCCCTTAAATCATCAGTGTGTCTATGATGCTCCGATATAAGTTGCGGCTGCGGAAGATATCTATCAATATACCAAGTTTTTCTTAAAACCGGATTATGATAAAATCTACCGGCTTGATATTCGGAATCACCGCCAAAATATTCACTATTATAGGTATTATCAATTAAATACGGATCCGGATCATTTGCGGCATTTTTATAATATGCTATTCCAGGATGATTATCAATTTCTGTAAAATAAATAATTCTATTTAAACTGTCGTATTGTTCAAATAATGTTGCGCCAGGATCATAATCGGTATTAAAATCATTAGCATAATTGGCTTCAGCAATGCCCAGATCATTTGCAGTATGGGCATATCGACCAATTCTCATTAAATTTAATTCTAATTTTCTATCAGTAGAATTAAATTTAATATCTTGATATAAATTTATTGCTGTACTTAAAGAAGAATCCCAATCAGAATCAAATTGAATATAATTACCGCTATAACCTAATTCTGTTATTGAATTTGTTTTAATGCCAGCGCTATCATATAGATATAATCCAGTTTGCGTTAATAATACAATAGTATCGCCATCGCTATCTTGAATAGTAAATCCAGCATCATCAACTCGAGTATGGCCAGCATCACCTGCTTTTACTGTCTCAATAGTAAGCCCAGTATCATCAAGTTGAATATTATCGCCCAAATCAATACCAGCATTACCAGTTAATGTGAGTCCAACCGAATCAATAAGAACATTACCCACCAAAACCGAACCAGCAGTGATACCGCCCGTAACATCAAGGCTATTTGTATCAATACCAGTTGAATCAACAGATGTGTTTTCAATAGTTAATACATTCGAAGTTATTCCTGTTGAATCAACAGACGTGTTTTCAATAGTTAATGCATTGGAAGTTATTCCCATTGCATTTATTGTAGTATCAGTTAAAATATTTAATTGTTTATTTACTTCCCATGCATCTGGAAGTGAAGCATAAATTATATGCGGTTTAATTAAATTTGCACTATCATAAAAAGAACCACCAATAGTAAGCCCCGCGCCATTTGCAGAAAAATAATCTACGGCAGAATCAGCCAATACAATATTTTTATCATTAATAGTAACTGTTTGGCTATTGATAGTTGTTTCTGTTCCCTGAATTTGCAAATTGCCATAAATTTGAACATTACCACTAACATCTAAATTATCATTGATAATTAAAGGGTTGCCACCAATAGGAGATCTTAAGTCCCCAGCTATAATAACATCACTATTAAATGTTGCAGAATCCTGAACCGCTAATGGGCCAACAATTGTAACATCACTATTAAATGTTGCAGAATCCTGAACCGCTAATGGACCAACAATTGTAACATCACTATTAAATGTGGCAGAATTGCTAGTAATTAAATTTCCATTAATGGTAACAATACCGCCAAGCGGATTTAATTCTATATTTTCATTTTGAGTTATAATAACCGTAGTATCGGAATAATTACGATTATCTAAGCTTATTGTTTTAATAAATGCCATTATACTTCCAAATAACTAATTGTAAGATTTAAAGCAGGATCAGCCGATGCAACAGCTACAATAGAATCTCCGGCGTCTAATACAATCCGTTCAGCATTAAGAGTAAATGTATCGCTTGCCTGAATATTTACAGCCTTTAATATTAAATTTCTATTCGATGCAGATTGACCAGATGGTATTATATAAAGTGTTAATGAAGCAGTAGAAACCGATATATTACAAGAAATAATTGAAATAATTGCATATCGTGTGGCAGCAGGAACAGTTAGCATAGTAGTATTAGAGGTGCTAAGATTATTATTGATAATAGACATTTTTTGTTCCTTAAAAAATTAGACTGTATAGTATGGCACGATTTTTACTAATTAATTCATCTTTTTGGCCATTAGCATGGGAAAAATATAATGATGTGTCGCCATCTCCAATAGAATCCATATACAACCAAGTACCAACATCCGGAATAGGTTTACTTTCATAAGTCTGAAAATGAATTCCCGATCCAATATATTCTTGTACCCGATTATCAGTATAATATAAATTATTACCTTCAACAAGATTAGTAGTAGATTTTGTAGTAAACCTTACATCAAAAGCACTATCTGATCGTGCAGTAGTATAATATAAATTATTACCTTCAGCAAGATCTGTTGTAGTATGATTTGCTAAATCAGTAACTTGACCTTGCACAATAATATTATTTATTATTCCACTTGAGTCGGTTGGTATAAAAAAAGTAACTTGACCATTACTGTCTTTTAAAGTTGGGGAATTGTCACCAATATTAAAATTAAGATTGGCAGAATCTGTTTGTATAACTGGGTCAGCTTCTGTGGCTATTAATGTAACGGCATAAGTAGCAAAATCTATTGCGGAAAGCTTTTTAAACGCAGAAGAATCATTTCCTTCTACGCTAATATCATTAATTAAAATCTCATCGGTAGGTGATAAGTCGACTAAACTTAATTGGGATAAATTTGAAAACCGTGCCATAAAGAACCCTTAGCTTGCTTCAATATATTTATATGTTTTAAGGGCTAAATATATAAATGTTTGAACATCTCTGAGTCATGGGGCTTATTTAATGATGTTGTAAAATGAATTAATTTAATATCTTCATTAAAATTACCGTCTTTTATTAAAGTGCCCGGATACTTTTGGCTAATATATTCATTTTTAGTTGAGTTTTGAGTCCACCGAGTAACCCATGATTTTGGTATAAGTTTAAGATTTAAACGTTCTTTTAATGTATCCTCAACAAAAAACTGTTCACCATTTACCGGGCCAATAGTTGTACCATTTTCAATATAATGTCTTTGCCATTTTTTAGGATCTGCAATAAACTTATCAAAAATAAATTTACATTCTTTAGGATAATATTTATAAAATCCACCATTTAATTGATAATTAGTTTTCTTTGACCACCATGCCGGAATTCCTAAAAATTCGCCAGGTTGAATAGGGTAATCAAATAGTTGAGTATAATCATTTAAAAGAATAGTATCTATATCCATAACAACTATTGGATCATTAGAATTATATGCCATTAAAAACATCTTATTCCATTGCAGTGCAACAGCAGATGATAATGGTTGATGTATCCACTCTACATCATAGTGTTTTAGTTTTTTGTTCAAATATGTTTCATATTCCGGGCCATATTTATTTCCTATTCTAAAAAGGAAAATTTTCACAGGTTTCTACCTTCATATTTTATATCTGGCCAAATTAAATCAAATCGTTTATTAATAGCATGAATCATTTTATATTCTGGATTTATTGCATCATCATCAAGTCTTCCATGCCAAGCGTCAGTAAAAGAAGCATAATCAATAGGCTGAGTTTCTACTAAGTAACTAAATATAGTTTCATTATCAAATGCAAATCTATCATGTAAAGCCTTAGGGAACATTGTAGCGGTATCATCTTGTAATGCTTTCATACAGTCTACCGCGTATTCAAATTGCCCATCCCAATCAAGCTTTTTAATAGCTTCACTACCACCTAACATTGTACCGGTATTAATAGCATTATTTTCCGGGTCAAAGCCTTGAGATAATAATAAAGCATAACAATTCCAATATTTGATAACCGGATTTCGATCACAACTATTATATTTTGTTAAATCGGCATGTTTACCCCACTCGGCCAATTCATTATTGTTTTTAGCATAAATTTTATTTAAATCGTGAGCATCAAAAACACTTTCTTTAGTCCATGGAATAACATCTAAATCAGCATAAAAAACAGCATCATATTGATCTGCAAGTTTACGCATTAAATGATGTTTATAATAATTCACAATATGGTACATTGGCAAATTATGATAAACTTTTTTACAATAAAGATAATAGTCAATCCATTCTTTATTGTAAGTGTATATAATATAATCGGCATCAATATGATCGGCATATGCCTTCATAGTCCAAATTAAACGATTATTATAAGCATTTAATTTGTCTTTAGTCTCTCCGGCACGATTAACTCTGTGTTTATTTTTTCCAGAATGAACAGAATATCCGGTTTCATCTAATAATTGTTCTGGAATATCAACATGAATTGAATAAATAACTTTTTTCATTCCTTAATTCCTATTGCAAAATACTGATTATACTCTTGCTTACCCATATCATCTTCAAAATTAAATTGCATTGTATCAGTAAAAAGTATAGAAGATAATCCGGTCTGGTTAATTAATTGATCAACTGAATTAATTAAATTGATATGACCACGTTTTGAACAATCATTACCAGATAAAACACATAGCTTACCAGTCGGAATAATATCTTTCATATAATAACTATGTTCACAACTGGTATTAATCCAAATATCTGCAGATACATCTAATAATTCTCTATCAAAAATAATATTATTCTGGTGATGTTCAAAAATTGGAAAATAAAATCTATTAATATCTCTGGAAAGAATATCGGTGGTAGGATCCATATCATAGGCATTAATATGTTTAGCACATTTTTCATAGCAAAACGGTACTGAATAAAATCCAATGCCCGAGGAAAGAATATTAACTTTTTTATCAATGAGATCTATTCGATTAGCCCACCATTTTTGAATTTGAAATTCAGTATCACTTATTTGATCCTTTACTTGATCAAAAAACCAAGGGAATTCCCATTTAATACGGTTAAATAATTTACTGTATCTTATAGCATCAGTGGGTTCAATATTATACATACTTAGACTTTTCTTCATTAGATAATCCTTCCAACATATGAATAATTCCGGCTTCTCCGTCTTCAATAGAATTAATTCTTTCGGACGTTATAATACCTTCATCAAAATATTGAAAGTGGTTTTTATTTTTGCTGCTGTTACAAGGACCAAAGTTATGAAACATAAAAGTATCCATTGATGGATAAGTAAAAAATACTTCGTCAGTGTATTGCGCTATATGATTATATATTGGTTTATTTTGGCCGGGTTTCCATAGCATAGTTGAACTATTAAATAATGGGCAACGGGTAATAGAATATTGTCTTTTCCATTCTGAGCCGCTTTCAAAATAAGGATGGTCCCACCAATAATTCCAAACTATATATGGCTTATCAATATTTAAATCTTCAAAAAAATACGCCAAATCGCCAGTGATAAGTGTATCTAAATCTAAATACAAAATTTTGTCATTAGGATTAAATTTTTTATCTAATTCAAAAAGAAGAATTTTCCTATAGTGAGGAATTCCGCCAAAATCATCTCTATGATAATTATTTTGAACCATATCTTTTCGATAATCTGGTTCATTCGATGCTCTATAATGTTTCCATTTATAATCTTCCCAATCGGATTCTAAATTTTCAAAGCACTCAAATTCAATGTCAACAGAACAATTTTTTTGTACAGAATTATACAAATTTACAATATCTTTATCTCCATATCCACTACCCCATTTAGTGCATATAATTCTATTTTTTTGGTTTTGCATACTTAGATTTCTTTTCAATAAATGGTGGACAAACTTGCCATCGGTTCAATGATAACTGAACATAATCCCAACTAGCATCGGGATTCTGATAATGACATATTTTTATTAAAGTCATTGCCCCACCAGCCCAGACCATACTATATGTTATAATTGCAAGCGTCCATACTTTAATCATGTTAAAATAATTTTATTCTTTAATTTAATAGGTTCACCTGCCATATTTTTTATAATGGCATTACTATTATTAGAATACCAATCAACAGCTAAAGGGGGCAAAAAATTAAAAAATTCTTTTACTCCGAATCTATACCATACATAAGCATCAACTCTGCGATAAGTAAAAAATATTTCATCTTTATACTGATTAACTAAATCATATACTGGTTTTAATTGACCCTTTTTCCAGACAGTAACAGATGTATTGATCGGAGTAATATTCTGATTAATAAAATCTTTTATTAATCTATTTTTATCTGTTTTTTCCATATTATAATCATATTGTACCCAAGGTTTATCAAAATTTAAAGTTGTAAAATATTTTAAATCCGCGGTGATTAACATATCTATATCCATCATAATGATAGTATCATTATCATCTGCGAAATCATCTAAACCAAAGGGATACATTTTTCTATAAAGAGGAATACCTCCTAAATTATAATGGTGATAACCATTTTGAAAACCTTCACCTTGTACAACAGATGGATTACCCTCTCCTCGAAACCATTTCTTGCTATAATGCTCCCAATCGGTATGGCAATCTCTAATAACTGTTAAGTCCCAATCAACAGTAGTGTATTTTGCAATACTTTCTTTAAGTTTGTCTATGTATTCCTCTCCATACATATCCCCCCATTTAGAAACAATAATTCGCAACATTACCAGGCTACAATATAGTAATTATTATTTAATTTACGAACATCTGGATTAAACTGCTCAAATGCTTTTTCTAATTGTTCTTTAGTATACCTATAATAAGTGTCAATAATACCATCAACATAATTTTCATCATAAAAAACAAAAAAAGCATGCTTACAATTCATATGGTTGTAATGTTGCAAAAGTGTATCAATACCTAAATAATTAGCTGTTCCAAATATACTTACCAAAATATCAGCATTAGTATCGATCATCTTATTACAATCATGATGAGTAAAGCTATAATCTGGAAATTTTATTTTTGCATTATCTAGCATACCTTGGGATATATCATACCCCTCAAAATTATTTGGATTTGGCATATCAAGGATAGGAATGTCTTGACCAGATCCACATCCCAAAGATACTATTTTTCCAGACAAATTTAACATTGACCAATACTGCCATGCGTCTTTTTCGTCTTTCATGTAAATATTATTTTCCCAACCGCCATTAACATATTTTTCTTCGTACCAAACTGCAGCATCATCATATGCTTTGTCTATATTAATTATATTTACCATCCTATATTCCCATATTTTATCATTGCGTCTTTTGTCATTTCATCAAGAGTAGTACCAACCTTTGGTGAAAGTTGTTCCCACCCCCATTTTAATTCACAGCACCCCATACAATCATTACACGGGATTTCTGCATGAATATTACATGAAATTGTTTGTTGATAAATTTGTTCAAAATTATTTCTTACTCCTATATCCAGTACATGATATTTTTCTAAATGTTCAAATGGATTTTTTAAAAATTTATCGTTGGTCACCCAAGGTCTTTTAGCTATTCCTTTTTGTTTCACATCCCATCTAGGAAACCATTGTGGATGAGGTGGAAGAATATTTCCGCAATAAAGTTCTTCGCAATCAGTAGTATCTCGTATTTCTTGAAATGCTTTACATAATCTAGGATAATGGGCATGCATAGGCCAATTCCATCTAGACTTGCCAACAATTTCAAGTTCTAGTGGAATTTCAAGTTGATCTAAAATTTTTTGTATTGTGGGTTTTGCTGGGTTTTCACTTGTTTGAACATTAAAAAGTCTTATATTAATATCTTTAAAGTTATCCCAAATAAGTTTTAAAAGGGTAGTACTATCCACACCAGATGAAACTAAAATTCCTATCTTAGAAGCAGGATTTAAATCAATTACTCTTTCATCCCATGTAGGGCCAGTTAAAAATTTCATAATTCTTCTTTCATTATATAACTTATTATATCATAAGAAAGTACAATAGTAAATGCTAAAATGTTAATTTTTTTATATTTAAGGGGTTGACAAATTGTCAAAACGAGTGTATAATAAAGAGTAGCTTTTATGAAAGGGGAGATACATTATGTAGTACCAATTACCAAATATTTTGTTTCATCTCCAAAAGATTTTTCCCCAGAATAATTAATATTAATTAACCCGCTTTTTTCTATGAAATCTTCCAGGCTATTCGATACATTAATATTTCCTCTTTTAAAGGAAGAAGATCCCATAAAACAGTATACGGTATTAGCTGGATAATTTGTAATATCTATATAATTTTTCATATAAAACATAGATTCACAGGAATAATTTATAACAACTCCATTATATAAATCATTGCGCACATATTCATAATCTAAAAATACATCTAAACATTTTTGTGAAATTAATTTTTCTTCACGTATTTTTTTTAATGCATGCCAATTCAACGATAATGCTTCTTTATCTAAATCATAATATACAATATTATCTATATTCATTATCTTTAAAAAATAATCATTAAACATTACAAAGCCTGCACCAATAATATTTGCGGTGCGCTGTTCTTTATAAATTTTATTATATTCTTCAGCTAACCAAAACTTTGCTTGTAATGCTTGGGGCTTAATTGAATCATAAAAATCTTTTTTTCTATAAGGCATGTTAGAATCAATATATGCTAAACATGATATTAAGCTATCATTTAATTCAAACATATTTTATTCTTTTCATTCATAGAAAGGCCTGCTAATGTATGGATTTTAGTATTATTTGTCATATAACTTGGGTCTGACACTACAATGTCTTTATCAAAATGATTAAAAAAATTTCTATCATCTTTACTATATGCCATTGGACCAAATCTATGAAATAACCAATTATCATTTACTCCGTATTGAAAAAATGATGCTTCTATTTTGACTGGATTTGTAAGCTGATTAAATATTTTTCTACATTGCCCGGGTTTCCATACCATAACAGAACTATTGAAATATGGACAACTTCTTAAATTATATAATCTTTTCCATTTACTATCTTTATTAAACTGCCAGCTGCGTGCAATCCAAGGTTTAGAATTATCTAAATCGAAAAAATATGATAGATCGTTTGTAATAAGTGTATCTAAATCAACATATAATATAGTGTCATCTTTATCAAAATATCTATCATCGTCGTCTCGCATGAATAAAATAAATTTACGAAAGTGTGCAAGACCACCGGCATCTTCACGAACATATGTATCGGATGAATTTTCGGTTATAGATGAGTCTACGTCCAAATCACCTCTATAATATTTTTTTTGTAAAGATTGCATTTGATCAAAGGCAGCGCCTTCATGACAGCCTTGTACCGTCATAAAGTCAAAATCTACTGAACAATTTTTATTGATTTGATCATATAATCGATCTACATGCTCTTGAGTATATCTATCACCCCATTGCAAGTAAACAATTTTATTTTTACTCATAATTTAATCCAAGTATTGCATAATTGATACAAGATGCATCAAATCTTTACTTTCTTCAATATCTCTTTTTAATCCAGAATTAATTATTTTTTCATTTTTAAATAATTTTACTTTTAATGGAAAAATAATACCTTCATCATATCGATTATCCATTAGCATTTGTATGGCATCATTTACTGCTTGTACTTCAACTTGCCTGTTCTTTTTTTGTCTTGGAATATAAGCAGGTTTAACCGGTGCCTCATCTGGAACTATCTCAATAATTTCAGCTGTATTATTAATAATTTCAATATTTTTAATTGATTCTTTACTAATTTTTGCAATAGGAATAGATTCTGAAATATGCACAGTTGGCTTATTATATGTGGCCTTTTCAATATCTTCAAGAGATACTAATTCCATTAAAGCTTTAAAATCTGGATGCTCATGATCCACATCAATAAGATATGATGAATCTTTATTGTTTGATTCATATATAATTTCTATTAAAGTATTTTTTGGAGGATTAATAAATTTCGCGGTTTTAAAACCATTAACAAATGTCGTCATATTTCATTCTATCCTTTTTTGATCCTTAAATTATATATGTTCGCTGTTGTGACAGGTCCAGCCGGAACTTGCTGAACAATATCATAATCGTAATCTCCGGGAATGCAGAGATCAGCAATTGCCCAATCTTTAAACCCAGAACCCGAATACACTGTATTTGACATAGCACTACCTCTTGTATTGCCATCTGTATATGAATATCTAATTAATCCGGCTGAATTTGCAGAAGCAGTATATCTAATACTTTTTTCTAATAGTGTATTTAATTCGTTAGCTCCATAAATTTTTAAATTATTATTATCAGTAATATAAAGCGGATAAGAAATTGGTGCTAAAATTCCAGCATTTGCATCTATTCGGTGCAAATAAAATTGTTGAATTTGAATTGGTCTATCGTTTTCATATGGCCCACAATATTCATAATCGTATTCATAATCATAATCATAATCGTCATTTCGGAAATAATTAAGGTCAGCTCGAGTATCTATGTAAATAGGTAGAGGGTCAACTAAAGTTGCATTAGCAACATTATTAGTAGCTGAAATAAAATATGTGCCAGGCTGTTGAGAAGTTGTATTTCCACTTGTTAAAATATCAATTGCTGGTAAAATAATTGTATCATAAAAATCAATATCTGTCATTGCAACAATATCACCACTATTATTTAAATAGACTGGATATTCTTTAAGTGACGCGTTATTAACTGCTAATTCACTTTGTACTGTTTGATTAATATTAGAAAATTCTATGGTTTTTATTGTAACCGGTGGTGCACCATCAGAATCTGCAGCATACCCATTTACTATTGATCTTGTATCGTATATTGAACCTAAATTACCACCTGTACCTACACGAGAAAGAACAACTGATGGATTTAAACCATATGTATAGATAGCTTTTAGACGTAAAGCTGTTAACTCTGCATCAGTCATCTGGCGCAGCACGCCACCAGTATTATCATAAGTTAATGGTCTATGTATAGCCACGATCAGCTAACTCCAGAATCAGCATAACCATATATGGATTTAACAACTGTCCCACTTGCATCTAAAATTAATAACCTTTCGGTTCTAGGACCACTCAATGCATAGAGACTATTCAGTGCCGCAACAACATCGCTATCATCACTCCAGGTAAGATTATCTAAATCACCAATATTTTCAGAAATTAAATTAGTTTTACCACGCCATGCAGCAATGGTATCACTTAAATCTACGTAATATTTTCTAGCCATTAGTCAATCTTTCTTATTAGCATAGCAAGTAATTCTTTAATTTCGCTTACTTCTGCTCTTAAATCGGTTATTTCATTCTCTTGCATTTTTTTTAATGCTTTAGCTTTTTTAATTTTAGCTATTTCATCATGATAATTTAAATTTAGGATCGCGCCAGTTTTAATATCTTTTACTAATTTTGGTTCGCCTTCTATTTTCAAATACATCTTAAATACCCAATGCAATAAGTCGTAGATCTTTAATAGTTGGCACTTTTGAACTATTATTTGATGTAAATACTATTTTGACTTGAAATTTTGTAAACGCATCCATAGTACCACCATCGCCACCTACAAGATATCTATAATCTCTAAATACCTCTGGATTTTCATCTGAAGCCTGTGGTCCCTCAGGTGTTACTAATGTCCATGCAAAGTCATAAATGTTTTCACTTACTTCGCATGTTCTCCAATATACTTTAAAGTCTGCTCCTCGAGGTTTATTTGCCCCCAATAGGATTTTCAATCCAACAGCATCATTAATTAGTGTTACTGGTTTTGTAACATGTTTTGTTGGTGAACTACCTTCGTTGGGATCAGTTTCATTAATATATTGATGTGGAATATTGAAACCCGCTGAAATAGCATTAGATTGATTTTCAATTCTATTTGAAATTCCTATTATTGAGGCGCGCTGTAAATCAATAACTGGCGCTACAAAATTATTATCGGTAGTCATAGTTGATTGTAAAATTATAGAGCTAGTTCCTAATGTAGTTTCTTTTGCAGTATTGGCTACTACTTTTGGTACATTAAAATAAGTATTTTCTTTGAATTGCAATTGCTCAAATGTTGTATCTTGTTGATATGGGACTTCACTACCAGCAATAGATTTACCAGAAAGGAATTTGCCCTTTAATGTTATATTTGTATATTGTGGCAATAATACTTCAATAGACGGATTAATAACATTAATAATCATATTCTTAGTAGCTTGTACAGTGGTACCACCAGCTGATTTTGTTGATATAGAAGCTGTTGTTACTTGAATATAATATGAATCAATTGCTTCTTGATCGTTAAAATTACTTATAGTATGAGTAGTATTTAATTCACTTGCTGGAATACCATTAATAGTCCCGGTAACTCCCGAAATTGTTACTTTATCCCCAATGGTAAATCCATGGTTTTTATGATGCACTAAAATATAATTACTAGCAGCAGTCATTTCAAATGGATCTTTTTCTAATAATTCATTTGGTAAATTACTATTATATAATTGTGCAGTTCCTGTTGTGCCAGAAAATGCGCATCTAAATAATTCCATTTTCAAATCTTGTAACTGTGCTGGTTCCCATGTAGAAGAGTTTTGAGATTTAAAGAACGATCCCAATGTTGGTTGGGTAACAATTCTTCTTGCTGTTGACCCTAATTCAAAATCACCCATATATGATGTCCAAACATTATATTTGGTAGTATCACATATAACCACAATACAATATTCACTATATGAATCTAAATATAACGGTTCATCAAATTCAAAATCTGTTGCAGCTGTTGCATTTGCTGAAATATTAACTTCGGTTGAATTTTTTGATACAATAGAACCAGGAATAATAACATCAGAAGAGGGCGATCCATTTACCATTGGTCGAACTTGAATTTGAACTGGTAATGTTTCATCTTTGCTTTCAAAGAATAATCTTACTTTCGAAATAAACAATCCTTCAGCATTTTCAATAAAGAATGATTGAGCAATTGGATCTCTTTGTCGAACAGTTTGACGCCCAGTAATTGTTCTATTGGTCTCAACATTTTCACGCTGGGTGATAATTTGTATACTGCGAGTAGATTTTACTGTTCTTTGTTTAGTTTCTAGTAAACCCTTAGCGTCATAATTTGCTACAGCAACTGTTGATGAATTTTGGGGATCATACGAAGTAATATCTAAAAGAGTAAATTCGCGAGTACCTGATCTAAAACTAATGGTTGATGTATTAGGAATAAAGAATGAACCTTGGCATCTACCTTCAGCATCACTGAATAAATTTGACGCAGTCTCTGGATGACCAGTTAATGAATTTTGAGTATTACCATATTCGGTTTTATTTGTTGAAAAGTTTTTAAACGTCTCTTCTTTACACCAGGCACTGACATCAATTCCGTCAAAATATGGAATAATTTTAACATTAGGACGAAGACCTTCTCCCTTAAAGAATACTTTTCTTGATCTAATATATGGTAAAAGCGCAACATCTACCACACGATCCGCAACAACTTCACGAATAGTTTCTGATGATACTACTCTTTGTACTATTGCTGTTGCACTAGTAGTTCTAATTGTGAGTAATTCATTACCCGATCTTTGTGTGCTGGTGGATGATGATGTCGTTCTTGGACTTGTTTCTACAGTATCGCCTCTTTGCAATCCAGAAATTTGTGAACCGCCCCAGGCCCATTGCCATTCATTCCATTGGTCTAATTGTCTACCATTTAACAATGTACCACCACTAATTACTTTATCCGCAAGTCTACGCACATCTTTCCATTCGTCCGAAGCCGGCGAAAGTTTTAAATTACCATTAAATTGGTATGCCGCAAATGGGTTAACGTTTTCTGTTCTTGATGCTTGAAGCTGCGATAAAAATGGTGTATGGGCATACTTGATATAAATGTTATCGCCTTTAAGGATTGTATTTGTTGAATTATCAGAATCATATTGCAAACCAATATTATCGCTATAATATGCTGGCCGCAATTTATAATTTTGTGGATCAATAGATGCTTTAAATTCGGAGTATTTATCATCGGTATGATAAAAGTCTGCAAAGTTATCTACCATATAACCAGATTTTGTTCTATCATTACCAGCAGAATCATAAACTGCCAAATTATTAGTATCTAATTCAAGAAGGCTAAGCGCAGTTGTTTCCTCAAGTCTTTCAATTCTTTTTTCAATACCAGCAATCTCTGACATTGTATAACCCTTAGTGTCAATTTTTGTAACACTAATATCAGTATTATCTAACGTATATGGGTTTAATTTAACTCTATAAAGTTCTAAGCAATTTTCCGGTGTTACTGGGAAATTTGGTGTTAATGATGGTTCACCACTTAAATTGGTAATTTGTCCATTTTCATTAATTACAATTTTATCCCATCTTGATTGATAATAATTAATATCAGCCAATATATTATCGGTATTTTGTGGTAATTCATTAATACGTGATGTATTAGTATTATAATTTCCGTTTATGTCAGCAACTGGTCTAAAATCTAATACATTTCTTAATTGCACTATTGTGCCATCGGCAGTAACATGAGAAGGAATATCAGCATAATCAATCCCGCTATATGAATTAATACTATAAAAGTCGCCATTGGTTGAGTGCTGAAAATATTTAACTTTAACATAAACTGTAATTGGATTTGTTTTTCCAGTTTTTAACCGAATTCTACTTGTACCATAGTGAGTATCTCTTTGCCCATTATCGGTAATAAACGATGAGCTAATATCTGGTCCGTCTGCACTATCTTGAGTTATGCTAGTAAATTCAAAAACGTCAGCTACGCCAACACTTCCATATACAATACCAGCAGAATCTGCAGCATTTAAAGTAATAGCTTGTGTTAAATTTGTTAAGCTTTTTGTTTTTGCGGTAGCTGATGATTTTGCTACATAGGCCAAAATATTAAAGGTTTGTGTTGCAGCTAATCCAGAAATTATAGCCTGTGAAGTATTACCGCCGCTAATTACTACACTTGTATCAATTACACCGTTTACAGAAATAATCCAATCATTTGCATTTGTGAATGATTCATTAACATCACTCAAACTAATAATTGCTTGTCCAGTGGCGTCGGTTGTACCGGTAAATTTTCGCTGGACTTGCATAGAAATATCGGATAATTCTTGCGGCCTTGTTCTAGGTAATGGAAATAATAAATTAGCAAGGTTAGTATTATTTCTTTTAGCAATACCCTCTGATAACTGTATAACACCAAGGAAAGATGCATCAGCTGAAGCAATAGATCTAACATTTCTAAAGCTCTGATTAGTATTCATTTTAAGATCAAAAATATAACATCTATATGTGCCATCACCAACTTTATCAATAGATCTTACTCGAGCAGTACCAATTGCATTTGAAGCAAGCCCATCAACACTCGATACCAAGTTTATTTCTGAATAAAATTCAATATCTGGTACACCAGTTAATTGTGAAATAATTACAAAATCGCCGTATTCAACACCAATAGAGCTATTATTTAAAGTTTCGGCTGTTTGTGCCCTATTAACCGTAATAAATGATGGAGTAGGATTTTCTGCTCTATAACCATTCACATAAGCAGTCCCGTTACTTACAGTAAGCTTTAATGTAGAAGATGTTGCTGAGTCATATGCCAAATTAAATGGAGTTACTAAATAATCGCCGGATTCTTCGTTTGTTCTTGTTGCTAATAAATCATTAATTTTATTATATTGGTTAGAGCCAGTATTTAAATTAACAAGATTAGAATTAACAATTTTTCCAAGAGAAACAAATGTTTCTCCATTTACAATATTTGCTTTATCAATTAATATTAATCTAATTCTAAATCTATCAGCACCAGGCGCTGTTAGGTTTGGTACTGCTCCAGTATTATCGAAAAGAGAAGAATCATCATCAGCAGTTACAATATCTTCAATAACTTTATAACCAATTTCTAATGTGGCATTTCTATTATATTTTGAAACAATTAAAGTTTGTGCAGGTGCGTATACAAAAAATCCTTGTGTAAAAAAACTTCCGGCATTAGAAGAAACTTTTACTCCAAGGCCAACAGCTGGATTAGCAATTGTATTTGTTGCTTGTACTGTTAAAATAGTACCAGATGTTTGGCCAACTAAAGTTTCACCTGCCAAAACAGTAATAGGCGAAGCCCCAGAAGTGCCAGATAAACTATTTGTATATCTAACATAAATTGTAGCAGGATCTGCGCCAGCAGCTGCTTCAGCAGAAATTAACTGAAATTCAATATTCGAAGTTTGACCTAAAAATTTTTCATTAAGCACAACTGCATCAGGAATGGTGTCTTCTTGTAATTTAATAAATTCTGATTTATCATTAATAAATAAACCACCCGGGTTGACCGCTGCACCCTCTTTAAAAATATTTTGACCAAATTTTGTAATTTGATTTTGAAGAATGGTTTGTAACTGTGTTAATTCACGAGCTTGAAGACTTTTGCGCGGATTAAATAAAATTCTTTGAAAACCAGCACTATCACTAAAATCATCGTGATATAGATTTTCAAATGCATTTTCTGAATATGTTATTACCATGGTATCTTATATCTCTTACAATTGGATGATTACTTTAATGTCTTCTGATTGAGATGCACTTCTTTCTACTGCACCTCTATTATCTATATACAAAATATCACCTGTTGTTGGATCAAATTCTCCATCAACCCTCCAGGCTCCCGATGATAACACCCCAACTCCTGGACCATTAATTTCTGTTATATTTTCACCGGCTGTAAATTGCTTAAATCCAGTTTCTTCATTTTGATGGAAATAAATTTTATGTGGAGGAGTATCTGATACTGCGCCATTAACAACCCTATCAATATATGCTTGAGCGCCTGATGTTGAGCCTTGTATAGTTTTATCTGGAGAAAAAGCCACAGAAATACTTTGCAATGTCATATGATCCAATGCATTTCCAGTTTCATTAGTAAATAATGTGTTGCTATTTATTAATGTAGGATTTTTAATAAGTCCGACTTGTCTAAAATCTTGCATGGTAATAAAGTCTACATCATCACCTTCAATTTTGCTATTAAACATTAAGCCAGATGCTTTTAAATCTTCTCTTGCGTCTGCTCCAAACCCGGCAGCAGATGAAATTACTGGACGCGCCGCAGCCCCAGATCCACCCCCACCAGTAAATTCTAATGATGTTCCTTCGAGATTCCACATATAATTTAATGTAGAACCCTCATTAACAATTTCTACTTTAGTTACAGTGCCTGCGCTATCAATAGTAGCCGCTAAATGATCACCAGCATCAATTTCATGCCCAGTACCTATAATACTAACAGTAGGGGCAGAAGTATAACCCGATCCACCAGCAGTTACTATTACTTGTGATAGCATATATGAATTTGCGGCTTGCTGAATTTCCCATTGTTTTAATGTTATTCCAGATGCGTCTGAGTCTGGTTGTAATTCTACATTTGACACTGGCATATAACCTGCCGATAAGAAATATTTTGCATTAATTTCTGAAATTGTATAAATAAACTTCCAAACATATCCGTCAGCAGTTTCGAATGGATCATTATTTGAGCCAGTAGGATTTATAACAGATGGTACTAAAGCTCCAGTATTATCACGGCCAGCCCGTAAGCATACGTACACATGATAATTGGCATTCATCACATAATAGGAGCGCGCCGGATATCCTTGCTGGCGGTCGTCCCATGCGGAATAAATTGTGCCGCTAGTCCAATTCTGTCTAGGTACAACGAAAGAAACACCTCTAACTTTTTTAATTGCTTGTAGCGAATTTCTGAATTTTCTTTGTTCATCCATATGATTTTGAGCCACCGGCGCAACGTCTCCGCTATCCCAGTACTCAGATCTACCCACCCCAATATAATAATTATTACTAGCATCAGTAAAATCATCAATAATAGCTTGAAGTATAGTTTTTTTCAAATTGTCAGTAACTGTTGCTGCCATTTTCGTATTTTCCTAAATATTTGATCCGAGGGAAATAATTTTCCAATTACTTCCATCATATACTGCAAGACATGGCAAACCGGTATCGCCATCTGAAACAAAAATTAATGACCCAGTTACGGGTGTACTTGGAAGAGTTGCTACTGTATATGATTCAAGTAATCCACCGCCAAATAATGCAGTAAAATTATTATTACATTTTGACATTGCTGCTCTTAAAGTATCACCAGTTCCATCATTAGCAGATGAACCTATATTAATAATTTCTTGCGCCATTAAAATATCTCTTTTTGAATCTATTTAATTGTATTTATATAAGTTTACAGTTAATTTGAATCATATCTTACGAATTCTTCTTGATCAACTGTTTCATAAGTATTTGATACATTAATACCAAAATTATTGTTTAAACTTTGATCTACTGTTGGTGAGCTTGCATTAGCCAAATCAGAAATTGTTTCATATTCTAATGCTAATTCTGCAATTGTTGCTGCTGCATATTTGCGTACTGTTTCAGTAGAACTTAGCCTTGTGTGAATTATTGGTTTATCAGAATCATTAGCTTCTTTTAAATCATACGATCCAGCATTTTCCAATATTCCGGTACGAACATTAAGTGATAATACATCACCCGTGTTTGGATCGGCAAGATAATCTGTTGCGCCCATTTTATCAAGCAATGAAATTGAGCTAAATGTAAGTGGCACAACCGATGCTACTTCTGTTATATCAACCACATTAGATGCGGAATCAAAAATTACCTCGATAGCATTAAGATTAGCAACCGCAACATTTGATATTTGAACTTCGGCACCAAGATAAAATCCTGCTGGATGCACAAACTTTTTATATAACCCACCCCATGTTGATATAGAAATAGGAGCTTTAATAAGATGTGATAAAACTTGATATAAACCACCATCTTGTAATACTTTTAATGATTCAATCCCAATTTCTGATTCGTTCAAAATAAACAAATTAGTTTTAGGATATTCAATTTCTACATCAATTCCAAAGAAAGCTCGGAAAAAACCTTCTGCTGAATATAATGATCCTTTAACTCTAAAGAATCTAGCAAAATTTCTAATCACCTCACGAGGATTTTGAAATAGTGTATGCGATACACCCATACCTATTTCATAAAATAAGTTATCAATATTTGCAAGACTAGCCGCTTCTATATCTCTAATAGTATATAGATCATCTATCAAATCACCAAAATTTTCAGCACTATCTAAAAAATCATAGTAAGTTTCTAAAAAAAGAATAAAATTTGGGTATTCTTCCGCAAAAAATTCTGGAAGAACCTCTTTTACTAAACTCTTTTTAAAACTAATCGGTAGACGATTAATATCTGATAATGTTTGCGATGGCATTAAATTCTACTTAAAATTTGATTTTTATCTATATTTGAAGAAACTGTAGTTAGAGTATTATCTATTTTCATAGTATAGTTTCTCATTGGTCGTATAGTATTTTGATCCGCCGGTATTACTATTAATTTCAAGTAATTAGTACCATCATATATTGTAGATGGATTGAATGAATATATTACGACTTTACCTGATATGGTATCAATAAATCCACAATTATCTACCAATACTTCACCATCAGTTGCTACTATTTGTAATGTTGAACTATTTAATTTATTTTGAAATCTAGCAAATTTTGCTGATTCTTGTATTTTAAATTCTGTTGAAATAATAGAATAATAATCGTCATCTGGAAGTGCAACTGCAAATGGAAAATATATTTCGTAATTTGCTTTGATATTTATATTGGGCACAAATCTTAATTGATTTTTAATGCGAATAGCTGTTGATAAAATAGCCGGACTTAAATTATCTATTTCAGTTAATAATGTAGATTTTCTAAAAGTTTTTTTAAACCCATTTAATTTTTCATTAAAATGTGAATTAATTTGGCTCAATACATTATTATTTATTGCTGCTGCTGTTGCCGCAGTTTTTTCTGGATTAAATTGAACATCACATTCTATATTAAAATATAATTCTTGGGGATCAACAAATTCTGTTGTAATTGACATCACTGATAAATTCTTTGCAAAATTTTCAGTAATAGAATTTTTTAATGAAATTTTGGTATTCTCGGATGTATTATCTTCAAAATCTATTGACACAAAAACTTTACCATAGTCTATTGGAAAATTATCTTGACCACCCCATGCAGATACATCATCAATCTGAGAAAAATTTGTACGAATTAATGCTTCATAGTCAGAAGCAGTAACAAGTCTTTGCTGAGTTGCAAATGCGATTGGAGCATTTTGTCGTATTGATTCTATGGATTGCTTTTCTCCACCGGAGTGTGATCTAGAACTTAATACTAACGCAAGTGGATAATCAACACCATCAATATTAATCTCATTTGCGGTTGTAAATGTTTTTAATCCATTTGCAACTGCTCCATTTGGCACCATATATGTAATAACTATTTTAGATCCGGCTTCAGGCCTTTTACCAAAGGTAATACCATCCCCAAAATTAATTTCAAAATAGCCATTCGGAGTTTCACGAAGAGTATAATATGTTGATGTAGAATTTACTGTTATTGCTTTATATAGCGGAGTATATGTAGTATATTCTGCGCTTGTTGGCGAGTCAAATACTTTGACTACTGCCGTTGTTGTATCTAAATTTGCTTCAGGAATTACATAAACCTGATTTTCTGCAACTTCGCCTACATAAAATGTTTTGCTATATTCTATTCCTTCAACTGCTTTAACAATCAAAGTTCCTTTTGAATCCGCAAAAGTAAATGTGCCACTTCCATCATCTGTTGCGGTATATTTTTCCAAAGTTTTAAATGTGTATGTTATATTGTCTGATACCGCGGTAAAGGTAGTACCAATTGGTAAAGTTATACTTGCAGGCCTAGGGTTTAATCCACCCAAATTCACTGAAACTACTAATTCACAAATTGATGCTGTTTTTGATCTAACATTTACACCCAAAGATTCAGCATGAGAAATAACAGACGCTCTTAGTTGGGCAGAAGATAAAAATGATTCATTTGTAGCAAGGTTTGCAATAAGACCATTGTAATGAGTATTATATGCCAACACATCTAATATATTAGATAGTCCAGCCGCATCAAAATTGTAGTCAGCAAATTCAGGTTTTTGGGCAAAATATGTTTTTAGATTATTGCGTATATTTACAAAATCTAAAGATGTTGACGAAATATTTGTTGCCATTATCTTAGCCTCGACATAGTTGTTTCTACAATTTCAATTTGTTGAGTATTTTTTACCATAAATTCTACTCGTACTCTAACAGTATTTGGGGCAGCTCTGACCATGACATCAAGCAATTCCGCTCGGGGTTCAAAATTTTTAATTGCATCTACCACATATTGATTAATATCATCTTCTAAATCGTCGTCATCTAATTCAAATAATAGGTCTACTAAATTTGCTCCAAAATAATAATTAAACGGACGATCGCCACGATTAGTCATCAATAAATTTTTTATTGATTGCTTCACTGCTGCAGCATCTATTTTTTTATAAACATCCCCGCTATTGGGTTTTGCAGAAAATGTTAAATCTAAATCGCTATTAGGTTTATCTACAGCAACAATAATAGAAGGCGTAGATAAATTTGCATCTTCAGTAGATAATATTTTGGTGGCTGCCATTTGTCTTAAAACCCTTTTCTTTTATTTATAGCTATTATCCAACTGATATTGGAATATTTCCATTTCTAGCTATGTTAAAATTGCCGCCTTCATTTTTTGCAGCACTAAAATGCATAGGATCTTTTTTACTATTCCAATCACCGCCCCAACCTAAACCATGTTTTGCAGCAAGTTCTCTAATATTATTAGGCATATCTGTAACCATCCCAGCGCCAAATGAAACACCATACTGAACATAATTTTGGGCTGGGTTAATATCAATTGCTGCTCCATGCGCATGCCAGCTTTTTTTACTTGAATTGGCGATATTTCTATTGCTATAACCATGCAATACTTTAAACTCATAACCAGCTGCTTCTAAATCATTAATTAATCCTTGGAAGTTCGGAACAAATACTTTAGCAATAGATGTTGATAACCCATTCTTTGTTGTAATTTTGCCGAGTGGTCCATTATAAGAATTATCTGCTTGTGTATTTGAATTATTTACCGGCACATTTGGATCAGCTGGGTCATATGACATATCTACTACGCCAACATTTGGGTTAGTGCTAAACTCATTAGTTTGATCAAATTCATCTGATGTTAATAGTATTAAATCGCTCGAGCTCTGTAATATGTCATTGTAATAAGTAGCAACATTCATTTTATAGGTATTAGTATATGATGAATTAATTTCTGGAGTGATCACCGCAATCTGCATATTCATTATACCGCTAGGATCGTAATCATCATATCTTAATTCAAGGGAATCAAAATAGCAAAAATCTTTTATAGCTTCAGCCATTTCAAAAGTTTTTTCATAATTTATTTTACCGGCGGTATCATATACTTCATAAGCAATGGCCCGACCTTCTGTTGATAAATCAATAAATCCATTAGGTGTTAATTTTTCGGATTGAATTGGAATATAAACCCCTTCCGCAACAACAAAATTAATATCATTTAATTTTTTTAATGTTTTAAATGTATTAAATATTTTAGTATGGGGCACAAGATTCTGCGCAATTCTTATTCGTTTTCCCATATCATCAATTTTCTCAATTGATTTTCTATCTCCTAATGACCCCATAAATTTAGAAATAGGAATATTTGTATCTAATTCGGTTTTCTGGGTTATTTCTTTAAAATTTGTAGGATTGAATTCTGGGCTAGGTGCAATGTTTACGGTTCTTGCCACTGCTTTTTCCCGCGGTTGAACTCGACTATATGGGTCAGACATTCCATTAATAGGTTCTGATTCAATTCTTGGTATTGAAACGCTAGTTTGACTCGTACTTCCACTTGGGCTAGTCAATCTAGCAAATTGCGGCGACAAAACACCAAATTCAAATTGTTCTTTTAAAAATTCATCATTAGCTTTATTTAATGGATCTTTTAATTTAGCTCTTACTTCAGAAGTTGTTAAAATCCTATCTGTTACTCCACCAGTAGGTGCAGTTTTTTCAATTGAATTTTTTAATTCTTCTGTGGGGTCAATGCTGATTTTTTTATATCCAAGCGATGAATTTTCAACATATTGCTCCATATTAGTAGCTGTCGGTTTTGCTGATTGTGCATTGTTTCGTTGTACATTATTAATTCTAACCGATGCACCGCCGCCGCCTAAACCGGCCGATACATTTGCACTCACGGCTCTTAAAGCATCACCAGACAAGTCTCCAAAGAAAGTATCCGCAAACATTGCTTTAGCAGAAACTGTTTCGGCATGAACTGTTTTTTCTGTATAGGAATTAAAATTATACATGTAAATGCCTTGGCCGCCAATAGTTCCGGTGCTGCCAATAACAGACATGTCCTGCGCCGCAATATTCATATTTGGTGCAGTTTGAATAAATTCATTTGCGGCAGTAATATACAAATTATCACCAGCATGTACTTCTATTTTATCCTCCGATCTTAAAGTATATTTACCCTTTACCGAATCAATAACTGTACCAAGTGTTGTTGAAACATAATTTCCAATATTAGTAATGTTTTTACTTTTTTGAACGATCTCTTGCCAATGTCCAACAATTTTTTTACGATAATCGCCTAAAACATTAATCATCCAGCTTCCACCAACTCTTAAATAAAAGTCGCCGCCAACATCCATATCTAAATCGCCGGAAACATTTAAGCTAAGGTTTCCATAATAAGTTAAATGACCATCACCTTCAACAGCCATATAATAATTATCATCTACTATTTCAACTCTATTGCCTTTAGAATTTATTAAAATTGTGCCATCTGGTTTAATATCAATACCGGCACCAATTGTATGTTTTAGCAATATTCTTTCATTGGCTAATGTGTCATTAAATTCAAAAACATGTCCTGCTGGCGTTTCATGAACATCATTTAAAGGATATTGAGCAGACAGCGGCGCATTTAAATCTAAATCTACAAATGGAATTCCATTTGATATATCTAATTTATGGAATTTAGCATTTCTTGCAGCCAAATTAACAGAACTTTGATGCCAATATTCTGGTTTAGGGTATGTACCTGAACCTTCTACAAACCCATTAGAGTTTGACATTATTTGGCTTTCGCTTATAATTGCTTCTTCTTTTTCAAAATTTGTTGTCATGATATATCTCCCAAAATTTGAGCTGTTGTAGGAGCACCTTTTGTTGGATCAAATTTATTTTTTCTTTTAAACATTGAAGGCAACCATTCTTCTGGCCAATCGGGATCTTGTTGGGTGCTTGGTTTCATATCCATATGTCCATAAATTTCTCCGGCGTCCCATACACTATAAAAGCATTCAGCAATTAATTTAAAAGTTTTTGCTTGAGCATCACTATACCACCGTCCGCCGTATGGATAGCCCTGCGTACTAAATTTTTCGCCTAATTCGCTTTGCCAATATTCTCGAGTAAGTCCTATGCCCCCGACGCCAGCAACGCCTATTGTTCGCTGATCCATATCTTTCACATGATTGCCTACTATATTTACTGGTCGACCTCTTTGAATTCTACCATCAGATAAAATAATATAATGATATCCAATACCAGAATAATTATATGGCGGATCCATATGCATATCATGTATATGTTGGGCAGTAATCACAGAATCATTTTTAAAATGACCTGTCCAATGATTTACCAATGTTGTAATTTCACGATTCTCTTTTGCAAAATTAAAATCTGCTATAAGTTCTTCTTTACCAGCAACAATAGGAAATCTATATGGCATATTGGCAGACTTAGTACTAGTTTGATATCCAGCAAATTTTTGCGAGGTGGTAATCGGTGCTGTACTTATTGCTGGATTCGGAATTGAATTGCCATTTGTAGTATTAGCAGTAATACTAGTATCTATTCCAGCAACAGCTTCTTCAATTTCTTTAATTTTTGCGTCACTGCGTTCATTTAATGGTAATGCTTCTATAATTTTATTAATAGCCGTATTCTTATCGCCATTTATAACTAGCGGAATAATTTTAGATTTTACTTCATCATTTAAGTTTAAAAAAGATATAGCATTTTCAATTTCATTATTTTTTGATGATGAATAAGTTGCTAAGAATCCAGCACTTTCTGTTAAATTTTTATAATTGTTATTAACTGATCCTAAAATAGAATTAAGTATGGCTAAGCGAGACTGAGTTAACGCATTAGTAGCACCGGGCATAGCAGCATTATAATTAGAAGTAATAAATGTTTCGCTTGCTTGTGCATTTGTTTCAATTGGAATAAACGGAGAAATTATATTAAACGGTGCCTTTGTATTTGTCACTTGACTTAGTGCATTAGCCATTGCAAAGGGTTTACCTAAAGTAAGAATGAAATTATTTTCGCCATCTCCTACCAGGGAAGATGAGGTCATTTTAGTAATATCTTGTTTTTCACTTGTTGCACTTCTTAATATATTTTCATAGCCAGGTACAGCTGGGGTAAATTCTACAACTTTTGCATCCGGTATACTTATATTTTTTGATTTAATTTCTGGTAAGGATTGAGTATAGTTTAAGATACCGTTTACCACTAATCCTATTTCATTAAAAACTTCGTCTTCTAAATTTTTTAATCCATAAACACCCTTTGCTACATTAATAATAGGGGTATCGCCTGGAAATCTTGCTGCCAAATTTCCAAGTAATTGTGAAATAGTACTCATTATCCGTAACTCCTCAATGTCTCTTCAGCAAAATTAATTCTTTTTTGCAATGATGGCGAGGTATACACTCCATTAACTATCGTATTTTCAGGCCTCTCATAATATCTCGAGACAGTATATGCCGCTTCTTTTGCCGTTTTAGCATTTAACAGACGATTATTTGCGCTTCTTTCTTTTCCCCGCAATTCATGCAAAGTAAATGCTAATTGCGTATTAAGGGCTCTATGATCACTACCTTTTTGTCGAGCAAATTCTTTTAAGTCTGTAAGTCTTCCTGCTCGCCATTGAGCCAATCCTTCGGCCTCCATCCCTACATCATCAGGATTATATGCTTTAGGATTTAAAGCCGATTCTGCATAAAAGTTACCAACTATACCGGCAGACTGTGCTGGTGAATAACCGGCGTTAACAAAGTAATTAAATATTTTTTCTGAATTATTATTACCAACTAAATTTTCATCTATTTCGGTATCTGATTGTGTTGTTTGGTTGCCAAGTGGAGATGGTGAACTAGCTGGTGAGCTAATCGGAGAACTTGTTTGGGTTTGAGCCGGCAACGCTGCTTCGGCAGCTGCTTGTATTTCGGAAGGAGATTCTATTGTTAGCACCGGCCCCAATATAAGAGGAATTTGCGATGCTTCTCCATCTAAAAAGAAACCAAATACTTGAGCGCCAGGCAGCATTCTTGGCATATCGCCTAAACCAGAAATACCGCTTGAGTTTGCTGGCATTACACACTGTGCCCATGGCAAATACTCATTCGGAACTTCAGCCGAATTATTAGTATGCAATCCATGAATTCTAACTTTAAATCGGCCAATTTCAAGAGGATCATCGTTATCGACAATTTTCCCAAAAAACCAATTTGCACTTGCTCCACCAAGCTGATCAGATATAGTTTTCAAAATTCCACCGTTTGACTTAGAATGTTTCCGTAAGTGCTTAATTTGCCTAATGTATGATTGACCCTGTACTCTTCATCTGAAAAAGTATGCCGTGTAGCGTATATTAAATATTCGCCGGATCGCTTAGTATCAAAAAGCTGATAATTTTTATTAATATATTCTCTATCATCATTATTTCGCAAAAATTTAATAACAATTTTATTCCCAATTGTTAAATTCACGCCTTTTCGTAAAAAATGTAAACCAGCAATGGTTACTGACATTTGAGGTTTTAAAATCCATTCTCTTAAAGCTTTTCCTATTACTTTTAATTTATGCATTGTTGGGTTAGGCTCTTCATAATAATTTACCCGAAATGGTGAATTTTTTTCAAAATGCATTTGAGACGGTGCAAGTTGAAAAAAATCCGTAGCTGCATGATCACTAATAATTTTATTATTAATTTTTGTTTCATTATCTAACAAAAAAGTTGACTCTGCCTCGGGTAAAATATTTCGAGAAAGTAAATCTTGGTATTTTTCTTTCATTTTAAAATCTATAGGAGTATTTTTTCCGGTAAGTGGATCATAAAAATCCCATTGAGAATTAACTAACCCCTTAATTGCAAAATACAAATGATTTTCACTATTCAAGGTTTCATAACTTGTAATCGCCCTCCCCTGCTCAAAAATATCTTTATTTTGAGTAGCGTCAGTAATCATTGCCTGAGAATACCAATATTCATTCCCAGGGCCTGCATTTTGCGCGGGGGTATTTAATAAATTTTCCAAATCAACAAATCGTATAATATCATCGGCAAGACTCGACCACATATAAAAGGGAGAACCCGTTTCAGTATTACATCTATCTTTTATCCAATTACAAACTTTTAATGCCGGTGTTCCGGGCGCAACAATTTTCATTTTTTCTGCAATAAACGGCTCAGCATTTTTGCCAATTTTTATTTCTCGATTAAGCTCATTATTCATTATTTTTTCAATAATTTTAAATGGTTCATCTTCATAACCACCGTCAATACTATTTATGGACGACAAATATGCATGCTCTTCAACCAAATGTATTGCATGTAGCTCGGTTTCATCATTCGATTTTTTTGAAAGAGTAATTTCACTGATTCTAAACACTTTTGTAATTGCATTTGCGTCTGCATTTTCTGTTGTACTAACTGTAACTGTAACTCTTTCAGTACCAAGTAAATTCATTTCGCTACTAAGATTGCTATTATCCATAAACAATAATGAAGCGGTTAAATATGGCTTATCAATATGTTCAAAAATATCCAATTGCAACGTCATATATGTAATGTCCCAAGCTTCCATTGAGGCCGCAACACCAGTATCAAATCTTTCAGATTGAATTTCTATTTTTTTAAAATAATAATCATGTGGATTTTTTGCCGACATATTAACGGCCCGCCATCGAAGTTTTAAATATAGAATCTACAAATTGAATAGTATCTGGTTTAATCACTTTAATTATTTTTAATTTTTCATTTTCTGTATTAAGACGATCAAAATGTGTTATTTCTGTTAACAATGCACCTGGGCCGATTGCTGGATCTATATCCACTGTACTATTATTATATTCATAATGATGCGCACTTAAATGTTCTCTTGCAAATGAATCTATTGCAATAGATTTCGTAATACCATTATAAACATATGACAACAATTCTCCTTGAGAAAATGCTTTTTCACCGCCAATAACAAGCTGATTCAAATCTAAATTTCTTTTTATAATTTGCCCAGAAACTCCGGACGTCATACCTCGAATTGTTGTTCCAACGGTTAATTGCTCATTCATTCCAGCTATTAATACATCTCGTATTACTACCGTTGTATTTGGATATATATCTTTAGCTTTTTTTAAAAGCTCTGCATTAGTAAGTGGCCAACCTTGTCGTCTTAAATGATCATTAAGCAAAAAAAACGTCCAATAAAAATTATCATTATTATATAATTTTTGCGAAACATTATCTGGTCTATCACCTTCTAAAATAGTATATTTTATATATGAACCCGCTGCATCTTTTAATTTATCAACCACATCAGTATATGCAGACAAATTTTGTATACTTGATGGAGTAATCTCATCACCAAAATAATATGGAACCCGCGGAAAAGTAGAAAAATATGACATTAGTAACCTCCCAAAATATCGTCTTTAGTGAGTGTGGCTTCTTCCATAAATGTCATAGAAATATCTACTTCCGAAAATTTGCCCCCGTCTAAAAAGGACATGCTGCTAGGATTATATGTTGCACTAAAGCTTTTTAAATGAGATTTTTTAATCTTAGTTGCTAAGCGGTTTTCGCTAGAGCCATATACCAACTTAATATCAAATTTATTTGGGAATCTATATGCGACAGGTAGTCCTGTCGATGCTTCTTTTATAGTCTCTGGATAAAGCTCTGTTCTAAAAAACTTTATAATATTTGTAATCGCATCGCTTTCATCTTGTGTTGTTGGTTGCAATTTAAAAATAAAGCTAAATTCCCGCATATTTACAGATCTAAAAATTGCTCTAGTATTTGGATTTGGAGTAGTTTGTAATGCTGATGTGACAGCGCCAGCAACTCCTTCACTTAAAAATTTGGTAGAGTACCGGGCAATTAACGCCCTCGCCATATCTTGAGAAGCATTACCACTGATAGCAGTAAGCATATCACTTGCTTCTTGTTTACCAGCATCAAATAATGCCGCCAAAGTACTGGCCCCACCCACTGCTCCTAACGCTTTATTAATTCCAGCACCAAATGCCATAAGATCAACTGGACCAATATCTACTCCATCATTAATTTGTAAAGAAGGTGGCATATATAATACTACCTTTTTTCCAACATTGATACTTTGATTTCCATTTGTATTTTGTGACACAGCACTACCGGATTCTTGCGAACCACCAATTCCAAGTTGTGTTATATCTACTTGCCCATCTAAGTTTCGGCCGCGCGGATCACCATTGCTTACGCTAGGTGGATTAGTTACTGAGACTGAAAAAATAATCTTTGCTTTATACTTATCCGTGCGCTCTAGAGGAAACTGTAATTTTTGAGATTCGGCCATTTAATTATCCAATAAATAGAGGTAGAGTCAATGAAAACATCTTACTAGTATTTATTTATATAAAAATGAAAAAAACATATTCGGGCAAATTTGTTCCAAAAAATCCTAATAAATATGGCGGTGATTATACTGCTATAGTGTATCGGTCCTTATGGGAGCGCCATTGCTTCAAATGGTGCGATCAAAATAGTAATGTCAAATCTTGGAGCTCAGAAGAAGTTGTAGTGCCATATTTTTATGATGTTGATAAAAAATATCATAGATATTATGTTGATTTAAAAATAACCTTTGTGGACAACAAAACTTTATTAGTAGAAATTAAACCAGAAAAAGAAACCCACCCACCAAAAAATCCTGGACGTAAAACTAAACAATATTTGCAAGAGGGGCTAACCTATGTTAAGAATGTTAACAAATGGAAAGCTGCAAATAATTATGCTAAAGATAGGGGTTGGAATTTTGTTATTTGGACAGAAAATACATTAAATGAAATGGGTATTATGCCTAAAATGAAACCACTAAAACCTTTGAAACCTATGACAAAAAAGAAAAAAAAGCTATAATTCTTAAGCAAAATTTTCAAAATAAATTTAAAATATTATTATAAATAGTATTATGACAGATATATTTAATAAATTAGAGTTAGAAGCATTCAAAGCCGGGATAACTCCACGAACAAAAGAATCAATTGCGTGGTTTCGCAAAAAAGCGCAGAGCATGCGTAATATAAATCGTTCTGCTCTTTTGAAAGATGAAACCCTCGAATTAGGTAATAAACCTATTGTGGGTAATATGTTTATGTTCTTTTATGATCCTAAAACAAAAGATACTCTTCCATATTATGATTCTTTCCCTTTAACTATTATTGTAGGAAAAGCTCCGGGCGGATTTACTGGGTTAAATTTACATTATCTTCCACCTGTACTTAGAGCCAAAATGCTTGATGGATTAGTAGAAATTACAAATAATTCAAAATATGACGAAACTACTAAATTTAAAGTAAAGTATGATATGCTGCAAAAAGCAACTTCTTTAAAATATTTTAAGCCATGCTTTAAAAGATATTTAACAGCACATACTCGTAGCCGCTTTGCTTATGTGCCACCACCCGAATGGGAAATTGCCACCTTTTTACCGACCGCGGATTTCCAAAAAGCAAGCAAATCTACTGTCTATGCGGAATCACGAAAGGCTATAAGCTAATGACTTTTAGAATAGATGATTTTTTATCTACTATTGGTGGCAGGGGCGGTTTAGCCATGCCCAATCTTTATTCAATTGAACTTCCGGCAATAGCTGGTTCCAATTTAACACTTAATGAAAAAAATATTACGTGTAAGGCTATGAATCTTCCGGGTAGACAAATTGCTACTGCTGAACGATATATTGGTCCTAAAGCAGAAAAAGTTCCATACACATTTATGCAAGATGATATATCTTTATCGTTTAATATTACAAATGATTATGCAATACGAAAATATTTTGATCTTTGGATGAATTTAATTGTTAACCAAACGACCTACGAAATATCATATAAAACAAATTATCAAAAAGATGTTATTTTACGCGCACAACAAAAAACCGAATCTAATGGAATGATAAGCCCTTATAGTGTGCGATTAGAAGGCGCATATCCTACAACAATGAATGCTAATGAATTTAATAATGAAACGACTAACGGACTAGTAGAATTAAATGTCCAATTGTCTTACTATAACTGGAGCCCCTTATAATGGCATTGCCTAAACTGAATGATATCCCAAAATATGAATTAACAATTCCGTCAACTAACCAAACAGTTAAATTTAGACCATATCTTGTAAAAGAAGAAAAAGTTCTAATGTTGGCGTTTGAATCCCAAGATCAAAATGCGGCGTTGAATGCTGTTGTTGATACGTTACGTGCATGCATACAAGAAGATCTTGATATAGATAAATTAAAATTATTTGATATTGAATATATTTTTACAAAAATTAGAGCCAAATCTGTTGGAGAATCAGTAGATATTATTGTAACATGCGTCGAATGCGAACACCAAAATGAAGTAAACATGACTATTGACGATGTAAATGTAACTATACCAGAAATATCAAATAAAATTAATATTACCAAAGATATTTGTGTTGAATTGCAATGGCCAACATATATTAAAACAATTGAAAATTCTTTACTTATGACAACCGAATCCGAAACTATTCAGACAATTGAATTAATGGCGGACTGTTTAGTCTCACTTGAAACAGAAGAAGAAAAAATATTATTTAAAGATGAGACTAGAGAAGAAATTATTAACTTTTTAGGATCTATGACTAGCACACAATTCGATCTTATAAAATCTTATATTGAAAAAATGCCGGTTTTAGAAAAAAAGCATACCCACACATGTGAAAATTGTAAACATACTAGTGAAATACTTATCCGGAATCTTACCGATTTTTTTTAATATGGTCGAGTAATGATTCATTATATAATCATTATAAGACCAACTTTGGGTTAATGCAACATCATAATTATTCTCTACATGAGTTGGAGAATATGATGCCCTGGGAACGAGAAATTTATGTGGCTTTATTAATACAACACTTAGAAGAACAAGCAGAGAAAATTAAGAGGAAAATGTAATGGCTACGTTAGCAAATATTAATGCCCGGCTCTCAGCTGAGAATGGAGACTTGCAAATAGATCTTGCAAGCCTGGCCGAAAGCATTTCCATACTAGCCGCAAATACTTCACAAACTAATAATAGTATTTCATCAAATCAATCTCTTTATTCTTTAACATCACAATTTGATTTATTCATAGATAAACAAGAAGAACTTATTAAAGCTGCCACTCTTTCGAACGCACTTCTTACGGATATAAAAAAGAGTGGTATATCTGGCAAGATGTCTTTTGGTAATCGTATTAAAGAACAATTTGCAAATAACCCAATAACCAGAGGTGCTGCAGTAACTGCTAATATTTTAGGAGCTCCTCGTCGCGCATTGGGCGGCATTATTAATAGCGCTAAAAATATAGCAACTATTCCAGGGCAAATGCTAGGCGGTGGTCTTGATAAAGCTAAGACAGCAATAAAAGGTGCATTAAAAATGCCATTTACTGCTGTTGGCAATGCATTCCAATCAAAAAGTGTAAAAACTCTTGTTCTGTTAACAGAAAATAATATAGACATTCAAAAAGATATATTAAATGAATTAGTTACTTTAAATAAAACTATTGCCGATTATATTAAGGCCAAAAAACTAAAGAATTTAGACAATCTCGAAGATCAGCGCGAAGCTAAAAAAATAGTCAATCGCGGTTTATTTGCTTCTGCCCTTGGTAATAGTAATAATCAAAATAATGAAGACGAAAATGCTGGCAAGAGCGGAGAGGGATTATTTAGGAAGCTGGGTGGTTGGCTATTAAAAGGGGCCGGCTTAGGGGTTGGCTTAGGTGCACTTAATAAAATTAGAAAAATGTTTAAAAAACCTACTGCACCAAAAGCAAAGATTGGCTCAACCCCAAAAGTAAGACCCACTAGTATTCCAAATGTACCTAAATCAGCGCCTACTGCACCGAAATTATCACCACCAGCTATACCGCCTAATTCATCCACTGCGCCTAATTCATCCACTGCGCCTAAATCAGCGCCTACTGCACCGAAATCAGCACCTACAGCGCCTACTGCACCGAAATCAGCACCTACAGCGCCTACTGCACCGAAATCAGCACCTACAGCGCCTACTGCACCGAAATTATCACCACCAGCGCCTACTGCACCGAAATTATCACCACCAGCTATACCGGCTAATTCATCTACTGCGCCTAAATCAGCGCCTACTGCGCCTACTGCGCCTAAATCAAACCCGCCAGCTAATTTAAATGTAAAACCTACGCCTAAAGCGGCTTTAAATAAAGCAATAAGACAACAATTAATTAAAGAAGCGACTGAAAAAGCTGCAGCAACTGCCGCTCAAATAAATGCCGGAAAAACTGCAAAAGCATCTCTAGCAGCGGCTGAAAAAGCCGCATCAAAAGCCGCATCAAAAATAGCCGCAAAACAAGTGGCAAAAGCAGCTGCAAAGTCCGCCGCTAAAAAATTGCCATTTGGCCTTGGCCTTATACCTGCTTTAGCTTTTGCAGTAAGTGAAGTTATGCAAGGAGATTTCACAGGCGCCGCAATGGAAATTGCATCTGGCACAGCGGCAATTTTGCCGGGACCAGGAACAGCTGCATCAGTCGGTATTGATGCGGCTATTTTAGCTAGGGATTTAAATAGCACAGACCCAAATGTTGAAAAAAATGAAAAAATAGAAAAGGCCAAAAAAGATTCGGTTCAAACCAAATTAAATGAATTTGATGCCGACCAGGCTAAAAAGAAAACATTGTTAATACACGAAGCTTCTAAAGATGTTGCTAAAAGAGCTGACTATGAAAAGGCCGGCATTGCCGCAAAAGAATTAGTAAAAAAAGTAACTATAACTAAACCTGTGATATCTTCTAATGAAATAATTATAAATGTAGCCCAGCAAAAAATATCGGCAAATCTTTCAAATGATCAAACCAATTTATCACAAAGGTTACAAGAAGCCCAGGGAACTTTTGATGAAGTAAAACAGCAGGCAAATACTACTGTAATAATGCCTGCTGTTCCAAATAATATTGATAATAGTTCAACTAGTGTTAGTCATACAACACTTACTGCATCAGGGTCTAGCTCAATAGATAGATCCGATAAAGTAGTGCCCATTTAATCACTCATCAACTTTGAAAAATATGACATAGTGTCATCATCCTCTGTTGACGTTACTGTATCTAGTGAAATATCAGCTGCATTAATGGTTTCTTCTGCAGCAGCTTTATAAGTTGGCGCTGTTGCTTCTTCACCAAGACTTGCTTCTTGTGCTAAGCTCGGTGTACCCATTGTTGCATTAGCTTCTCCTAATACTGATGTAAGTTTAGCACTCAATTCATTATAAGTTTTATATGATGACGGATCAGTAAATTCAGCCAAGCCGTGAATCTTATTATAAATTGCCTCTAGCTCATCATCATCTTGGGACAATGGCTCTTGCCGTGAAAATTCGGATTTATCGTAATTACGATAACCTTCAACATCACGGATTTTAAGCTTGAAATTTGCGCCAGTCCAAAAATCAAATGGATTAATTGGATCTTCATCATCAAATTCCGGTTGCATAGCATCCATCAATTTATCAAAGATTTTTTTACCATATTGATATAGAAATACTTTGCCTTCATTGGCAGGATTGCCTGGATCACTTACAACATAGATGTTTGATACATAATGAAGCCGCCGCTTTTGTTTACGAGCAGTTTCTTTATCCGCTTCTAAACCAGTATTCCACAAACGCGAATTGAGTTCACCTACCGGATCGTTTTGGCCAATTGAAGTAAGAGATTTTTCAATATACCATTTACCTGTCGGGCCCTTGAATCCATGATCCCAATAGCGAACCCACGGAAGGTCTGTACCCTCAGCCGCCGGAAGAAAGCGGATAATAGCATATCCATTATTTGCTTTATCTACTGTTGGTTTCCAAATACGATCGTCTGTATATTTGTTATTTGATTGGCCACCACCAACAGCTTCGGCTGCCGCGACTAGTTTAGTGATATTTGAGGTATTACGTTTTAGTGATGCGAATGACATTAATATTTCTCCATATGTCTGTAGTATTAACTGTATTATTATAGTATGTTTGTGTCACAATGTACACGCTTTATTTATAATTATTCAAAGATAAGTGCGTTTTGTTTTGGTAAAAAGTTTAAAGATTGTGCTTCAGCTTCTACTTTTTCTTTAATAACCGGTGAGATATATTTTTTTACATCTTCTGGGTCAATGCCTGTTTCTTTACAAGCTTCTACAATAGCATCAATCCAAGTTAATTTTTTTTGAATTGCATGCTTTTCAATAATTTTAGTAAATTTAGATTTATTCATAAATTCTTTATCAATAATTGGTTTATCAATCATTTATCTAAAGCCCTCAATATAAGTGTTGCATTATTCATACGGCCATTTGCCGCACTATTTTTGGTAGTTAAATTAGACCATTCTTTATTAATCTGATTAATAGTTTTCTTTAAAACAATATTTAAGAATTCGGCTGGTTTACGCAATGTTGTACAGCGTGAAAGCTCAACATCAATTCCACGGATTGTAGAACCAGATACTTCAAATCCATTAGGTCTATCTGAAACTAATTCGGTTAGTTTTTTATATTTAGTATTAAATACATATATGCGTCTTGCCCCAACTATCATTGAAGGATTAATTGAAGATATTTTAAAGGTAGTATCTTCTTTTTGATAGGTTAGTTTTTCTACTTGTTTATATGCAGATTTTACTTTTGGCTTTCGGGCTTTACGTGTTGCTTTCTTTGAAGCTAAATACTTTTCTGCATCATCAACAAGAGTTGTAAAAAATTCTAAATATTTTTTCCGGGTTTTAACTGGCATATAAGAATAAGCCTCAACTAAATCTTCGCTTTTTTTATTAACAAGTTCAGCAATTTCTTCTTTTTGAGGAGTATAATAATCTAATATATGTTTTGCAGTAATGCCTGCAGCATCAGCAGCTTTTAATTGAGTAAATAATGAATATTCGGATTGGGTTTCCCAATCATCAACCACTGCCTCAATATCTGCAATAAAGTCCGATGTTTTTTCTTTTAAAATCTCACTAATAGTTTTTTTAGTGATTGGTATTGAACCGCTATCTGATTCGTTAGATATAGCTTTTGTGCCGCGATTTACATAGTCTGCCAAATATTTTTCAAATAGTTTAGTGGCATTCCATTTTAAAGGAAGCTCTCTATTAGCGGATTGCCAGGCGATAGTTGCAGCTAATGCAGTATTATTAAATGACCATTCTGGCGCTTTCATTGCGAGTTTATAATCTTCTTTAGACAAATTTTCTTTCAAATACCGTTTAACTGTATAAATGATTTCTTTTTTATCTACTTCACAGCGAAGATATTCATTAAAATTATGAAAGGTGTCTACCGGTGCGGCTGCAATTCCAGTACTAGCTTTACGCGAATATACTTTTTTAACTTTTGCTTTTTTAGCCATAATAAACCCTCATTTATTTTGTTCATAATATATAATAACATAATTTAAATAAAATGTAAACGTTTATTTTATTTTATTTTCATCATCATCTAACGCCATGATTTCATCAATCTCACCATAGGCATCACGGGTATATTTGATACAATTATTACTTGCTAAATAAATAATTGTGTTATTAATAATTTCTTCAATATTATCGCTCTGATCTCTTTTGGCCCAAACATATCCAGTAAATGCTGCAAGACCTATAGTAATTAAAGCTAAGAAAAATACTGATATATCCATAGAAAAATTAATATCTAACATGTAGACTCCTTATTAAAAACTGTTTCAAATTTTTTATTAATTAAATGAATGAAGTTGCAATGGGATGGTATAGGGTTATTCATATTTCTATGATTATATGGATAATTCCATGTTTCTCCTATGAAAATAATATCTATAAAATATTTATGTAAAAGAAAAGAAAAAATTGACTCATTATTATAGCTATAATTTATTATGATATAATCCGCATAATGTTCCATCAAATTACTATTTTTTGATATGTCAATTAAACGTTTTGTTTCTTTTAAATTTTTCATATAATTTAGTTTTTGTATAGTTTTTTTATTTAAAAGTATAACCCCAGTATTAATTACATATTTTGGATATTGATCATTACTTCTATGGAGAGTTTTACACAAAGTATTCATTAATGCTTTTTTAGTAGAAATACTTCTTTTATTTGGAATATATGAAAGTGTGCCAGTTTTAATTAATGATTGTACATTTGATGCTAAATCATCTTCAAATCCATGCACATAAACAGTTTCGCTATTTTCATCTATAAAATCAAAAATATTTTTCTTATTTTGTATAAAAATATCCAAATCTATGTATAAAATATAATCATAAATGGCACTAAAATCATATATTAGTTTGTGCTTATAATGCTGTAATGCTTGATATACATCTTCGTACATTCCAAGAAGGGTTAATTCATTACAAAATTCTTTGAAATCATCCCCGGGTATTACTGAAATGTATTCTGCATCAATGCAGTTAGCGTATTCTTTATGATTATTTTGCAATAATTCGACATAATTATGCATGCGTCTATCTGGATTATTAGCATCATCATAATATATGCTAAAAATTAGTTTTTTCATATTAATTGTTATTCCGCTGATACATCTATTTCAGAAATTTCTTGTCTAAGTTTTGCAAATCTATCTCGATTTTTCCAATCTCCGCCGGTTATACCGCGCACACCATGAATACCAATTGTTGGCATAGCATAGTTCGAGGCTTGTTCTAATACGGCGGGATTGCCATGTTCATCAATAAAAGGATATTCTGTACCATTTTCAAAGCGGTTAGATTCAATATACGTATGGGTTGTAGCACCATACTCTTCAGACAATAATGCAATATCGTCAAGATGATCCTGGTTATGTTTGTGAATAACTGTTTTATGATCAATTTCAACTGCTTTACCGCCAGCCTCAGCTAATGCTTGCATATTAGCTAAAATTTTGGATAAAATTGTTTTGCGTCTATACATATTTTGCATTTCTTGATTAACGCCCTCGATTGCAAAACTAATCCGCAATGGATGGCGACCAACATATTTTTTAGCTATAAGACCAAGTTCTTTCCACCATATAACACTTCTTAAACTGCCATTGGTATCAATTCTAATATTAGCGTCAGTCTTACATTCATAAATATATTGTATTATTTTAGCAATGTCTTTTGCCATAAAGGGATCACCCCATGTGCCACAAATTTCCCATACATTAATCATAGAAATAATATGCGGTGGATATGCAGCTTTAAATTCATCTAGCGTCCATTGTACAAGTGGTAGCCAATCAATTTTACCTAATCCACCACTTTTATTATCAACTCTATGGCATTGCGGGCAACCCGCATTACAAAATGTAGAAATATCTAAAAATACCTGGAGTTTATTGTTTTTTAAAATATCGCTATATGTTGGCATAATATTATTTCCTTATAATGCATCAATACTGTTATTTATTAACGTTTTTAGGTGATGTTAAATACAATCCTTCGGTATGATTCATCGAAACAAATAATTCATTAAACATATGCGGAGATATTTGGATTACTTCATGACGATTATAGATTTCATTCCATTGACGGAAAAAAACTACATCATCACTAACTATAATTTGAAAATCTTCATATTTTGCATCATTATCAACAATAGTAATAACACTTGCATCAAATTCTTCTTCAATACTAAACATCGTCACGGTTTTCTTTAATTAATGTTTTTATTGTATTAATTTCGGCATTAAGTAAATCGACCTCGTGCCTTAGTGAAGACACAAGATCATTTATAGCATACATTTTTATTTCAAGATGTTTTGGATTAATCCCAGTCATTGTCAAACCTTGTTGTTTCATACAAAACTTCACCATAATATTCTTTTGCATATTTCGGTGCATCTGTATATTGATTAATATTAATAGTTGGTTTATTTATTTCTTTTTCAAGACTTGATTCTGTACGTACAGCCCGAGCATTTAGCATAGCACGACGAGCGGCCGCAGATTTTTTCTTAATAATTTCCATGCGAGCTGCGCGCGCAACGGCTTCTTTACGACGAGTAGCAATTTGCTTAATAAGGTCAATCCGCTCTGCTTGAGTTTTTGCGATCATGTTATAAGTTCCTTAGTTAGTTTCATTTATACATCTTTATAGCATATAAGAAAGGGAATGTAAACCCCTAAAATGCAATTAATCGAAATTAATTTCAATTAACCCCAATCTTTTTTATCTCCGAGTTCTTCATTACGTTCATAACCAGCAGTATATTGTAAGATTTCGTCATTTGACATATTATGCCACGTAATACATTCACCATTATTAGTACCATATGGCCACCAATGTGGATTATATGCGCGATGATAATAACTATCAGCGCCACCCCGATCAAATGGGCCACCATGACGAATCATCTCATTACTATCCGACCACGTAAGATCAAATTCAACACCATTATAAGTGTATAATTCTTTCTTCATAATATATACCCTTTAACTATTTTCATTTATTGTAAAAAAGTTTTTCAAAAATTGCGCGCATAGACCTCCGTTTTGACCGCAATTGCATTCGCAGCAAAGCTTTTTTCTTCCATACGTATTACATTAATCATTGAAAACTTTTCATTTGGGTTTTGCAACCTATTATAATAATGTTGAACTGAAGTGGCAGAAATTCCAGTTGCCCATTCAATCATTTCATAATTACCGTTTTCTTTGGCATAAGCTTTAACTTCATACTTGGTCATAATTATATTCCTTCAATTTTTTTAAATCCCATACCGGCACATAAGAAAAATTCTCCATTTAATTCAAAAATATCACCAACCGAAGAAGATGTTCCGTTATCACCTAAAACATCAACATACCGCTGATTGTTCCAAAGATTAGTCCATTCAAATGCTTCTTCAAGATTTTCTGTTTCAACTTCATATGCCGCAGTATAAAACTCTGAGAAATAATTAGCTTGAACCCGTTCGGCATCACCAAATTGCAACTGCATTTTGGCATCAAACTTTGGAACAGTCTCGTTGCGATTTATTGCATCAATTTCTGTTGGAGTGAGCTGTATTTGGTGAATAGTAATCATAGTAATTCCTCTATATGTTACATAGAATATAACATGCAAAAACAGGAATGTAAACACTAAAATACATTTTATTTGTATTTTATTTTAACTGAGACATTTTTGTATCAGTAATATGTTTTATATAATTTTTTAATTTTATCTAGCTCGGGATGTTTATGAATCCATTGACCGGTACTAGCATTAAATTCTTTTTTAAAAAATGTATCTAATTTTTTATTAGTAGTTTTTATTGAAGTATCTACTTGTAAACATTTTTTATCAAATTCTGCATCTGACATAATTTCAGAATTTTTAAATTCATAAGCATATGCAGCAATGCTTAATTTAATACGCAACCAAGTTTGAAATTCAATTTCAGTTTTTTGTTTGGGAGTATTGTGCATAAATTGTTCAAGAGACATATTACTTTTTTGCCCATTTGGTAATTGTTCCGAATGGTGTAATACTGATTTTTCGAGGTTCAAATAATTTAAAAATTTCTGCTTTTGGTAAATGAACATCACAATTATAATTTTTGCCAACATTATTTAGCCATAACTCATCAATAATATCTAATGAACTATTTACTAGTTGTGATCCACCAATAATCCAAACATCTTCATATTGAGATATTGTATTCATTCTTGATTTGTAAATATCCGGGCGTATAATTTCTACACCGTACTGTATTTTCATTTTAGAGGACACTACTATGTTATGTCTATTAGATAGCGGTTTAAATGGTAAACTTTCCCAAGTAGACCTACCCATAACAACAGTAGAACCATTAGTGGATTCTTTAAACCATTTTAAATCTTCACTATTTTTAGGCCACGGCAAATCATTATTTTTGCCAATTCCCCAATGTTTATCGTGGGCTAGAATTGCTCTAATCATAATTAAGTTAATCCATTAAGTAATTTTACTACTAATTCTTGGCTTTCGGCTATATGATATGTTGATCCATTTGAGGTAAAAATTCTGGTACATGACATATTTTCAACATTATCAGTATAAATTGCCATAATATGGTCAGAATTAAGATATATCTTATCTCCAACTCTACCTTCGGCCATATTTTCAAAACATATAAAACTCATATTATTTTTCTTCGTCAAAAAGACAAAAGCGAATACATTGCTCAGCAACGTTTTCACCATTTTTCCATGATTCTGGAAGTGTTTTAGTAAACCACTCATGTTCAACAATTTCTTCGAGTGGTTTGTTTTTAATATTTAAATCATGAGCATTTTTTTTATACTCATTCATAAGATGCCCGACTTGCCAATCCGCAAATTGGGTACGGTATTCACTATTACCAAGATAACAACATGGCAATACTCCACCATCCGGATTAACTAAAATACGGTTATTTTCCATCCATTGGCATTTTACTTTAATTTCGCCACTTTCAAGCCGAGCACAGTTCTCATCGCTTATAATATAATCTCTATTATATTTTTTCATGCTTTATAAATTCCGGTTAATTTTGTTTCAAATGCTTCAACTTTTGCCAATCTATTAGGCCAAAGAATATATTCTTTTTCGGGATTTGCTTTTAAATTATTTAAAAGCGGAATAATTGCATTATATAATGCGTCTAATTTTTCTTGTGTACTTTGTGCGTTAGCTGATACTGATTGGGTGGTCGCCTGCAATTCTTGTACTGCCTGCAATTCGTCTTCGTCAACAGCAGTAAATCCGAAATCAAATAAATCATTCATTATTTTTAGCCTTTTCATCTTCTTCTCTGTATTTACGCATTATATACGCGTAATAAGATTCTCTGGGTTCTTTATTGACCATATGGAACGTCCACATAGACAGTATCACCAACAGAATAAAAAGAATCTGAATAAATATAGCCACGCAAATTCTGGCGCTTCCAATGAATAATATATGTATATGATTGAGTTTCTACCGGAACATTAACTGTAGTACATACAGTTTCTGAACGATATCCAGATACAACCCGTTTATTACTGGTTTTATCTGCAGCAATAACAGCGCCAAAAATTGCTCCGGCCGCGGCACCTTTATCATTTCCGCTAACACCTTTACCAAGCAATCCACCAAGAATCATTCCAGCAAGAACATCTCCGCTATTAGATCCAGACTCAATATTGCGATAAACTGGAACATTTTGTAATGAGCATTGTTTTTGGTTTTGATATGATGTTTGCACTTGAGTAATTTTTTCAACATGCCAGACTTTAGCTGAACGTGTTACTGCAAATGCCGCAGTACTTGCAAGACTGGCTATAACAGCCAATGGTATAAGTGATTTTTTCATAGCAATTTCCTCATATGATTTAATTTATTATAACAAATAAAATACAGGATGTAAACAGTTAATTTCACTTTTATGAAAATAAAGTGACCCACAATTTCTGCAGGCCACTTTACTATTATAAGAGTACTGCTAAAGTGGCTGGACCAGCAATACCATCAGCAGTTAAGCCATTTGCGGCTTGCCATTCTTTTAATGCGCGCTCAGTGCCTGGACCAAATACGCCATCCGCACTAATACCCAAAGCTTCTTGCATCATTCCAACACCTGCGCCCTTGCAACCTTTACGTAGCACACCGATGTCATCTACATCAAAATCATCATCACCAGCATCTTCGCTAAGTGAAACCGGATTACCAAACACTTCCATTGCTTTTGAATATCTGCTTTGACGATCCGCAAGACCAATATTTCCGCCGTTAATTTTTTTTGTCATTTTCACAACGTCATCAGTATCTGCAATAGCATTGAGGTTATTGGCATCCCAGAACCAGCACGCTGACTCTACAGCGCCCTTAGGTGTTGCTACATAGATTGCAGCTTCTTCTGCACTAATGCCAATGCTACGGCCAAATTTGGTATAATTTTCGCGACCAGTTAATTGCTTAAGCCCACGACCCCGAAATAACCAACCATCACCTTCATTAACATTGCCCATTTTATATTTGCGGAATTCATCCATATAAACATAATTAGCAATTTTTTCGGGATTACGAGCATAATCAGCAGCATTGCGTTTATGTGGAGCTGAGCCAAAATAACGTCCAAACACTGCGTTGAGCGCTTTTTCACTATAGTTTAAATTTTCTGATAATGAGCGGAAATTATTAGATTCATGTGCACACTGAGAAATAAAATGCGCAGCCCGTCGTTCAGTAGTAATATCATATTTGGGCATTATAGCAACTAACGCTTCATACCAAGAATCAATATCTTTATTACCGGGAATTAGCTGTGCAAGTTGTTCTTTTTGTAATTCAAAACTCATGGTTTATATCCTTTTCAATTTTATAAATTGTTTTTCAAGTTAGCTTCTATATTACTTATATATCCATCAATTGAATGATCAGTTAGTGGATCGGCTGCTCCGGATGTCCAAATACCATCCAAAAATTCTTTTAATTTAAATAAAAGATTGCTTTTACGTTCAACGCCTTCGGCGTCAAAATAACATTCTGTGCCATGGTGCTTATATCCCATAATTGCTAATGGAACCCGGCAAACAATATCATTATTATTTACCCATCTCATATGTGGGGTTTGCAGATTTTTAGTATAGCCCTTTAATCCAACTCGTGGGGAGCCAAAGGTAAAAATTGCCATAGGATCGGATAAGTGTGCTGCATTAAAACATCTTGAAGCCATAATAGTAGTCATGCCAGCCCCTAAGCTATGCCCAGTAAACCAAAGATCTCTATTTTTAACCGCGCCCACTCTAAGTTTAGATTCTAGTAATGGCCATAAATCATCTGCTTCCGATTTAAATCCAGCATGAACTCTACTTTTAGATTCCGATTTTACTGGCCATGCATTTAAATCTGCTTTTAAATCATTTAATTCAGTTGGTTCTGTGCCACGACAAGCAATAACAGTATCATCAGCACTTTGAAAACGATAAGCTTGTGCTCCATCAGCATTATAAAATTCAGCAAAATAAAAGCCTAATTTTTTACTTTCAATCTTAGCTTTAGTGGGCTTCATATATGCAATTTTTGAAAGCTTTGCAAATAATAATGCTTGTTCATATTTTGACATATTTCTTATCATTTTTCTGTCCTTATAAAGTAAGTATTCTACTCTTATCTATTGTAACTTCATCAACATTTTCATAATAAACAGTTTCTTCTTTTTTTACAGTTTTTGGTTTAGTAGAATTTTTATATTTTTTGAATCCCATATTTGCAGCAATTAATAGTAAAACTGCAAGTGGATCAAATACAGAAATAATAATAATTATTACCCATCTGACAGCTTCTTCTAATAAATCTTCGGTTGCATCTTCTCTATAAATGAATTCTGCAATATATTTTACTGGTCCAACTTCAGTTTCGTATTTACGGTATTCAGATTCTAAATTAAATTTTTCCACATATAAAGATTCTATTTCGGAATTTTTTGCGATAATAGCAGCTTCTTCAATTGTAATTGCATTAGTATTATCAGTAGTAATTCCAATTGATAAACTATTTCTTAAGCTAACAATTAAATTTTGACTTGCTAATATTTGGGCATTTACAGTCTCTCGTATTTGGTCTATTTTAACACGGGCTTCATTAATTTTAGCACTTTCTGTGTTTTGTAATTCTTTAATTGTATTTTGAGCTATAACTCTTTTATCCCTATTCTGAATAACAAGCGTATTTTCAATATTATCAATTTTTGCTTGTATATCATTTTGAACATTATTTAATTCTTTACTAGAATCTTTTCTGATATTGCTAATAATATCTAATGCTTCTTGTTTTGAGTTATTTATTGATATCGACTGATTTCCTCTCAAGTCATTAATCAAATTGGCTAGCCGCTGTTTTTCATTATCTAACGCTGTTTGTGCAATTGATCTTAAATCTAAAATTTGATTTTGTAATTCAATAATTCTTTCTCGCTGAGATTCTATCCAAACATTATAAGCATTTCTAGTATTATTACCAAATAGCCCATCAGAGGTAACACCAATCACTGCTTGGCCTTGCTGTATTTTATCTATATCTTTACTCTGTAGATTATTTGTTACTATAATAATTTGATCTTCAATTTTTGCTATTTGAATTGCAATAAGTTCTGCTGAACTATTATCAATTTTTAATGTTGATAGTTTTTCTTCGTATGCAGCAGCAGTTTCGTTTATTGTTTTTAATTCATTATTAAGCAATTCTATTTGGCTTAAATATGGCGCAGTTTTTTCTTCAATGCTAGAAACATCAGCATTATTTAATTCTTTTCTATACTGATTAGTTAATGCAACCAATCGAATTAATTCATTATCAAGACTTTCAATATCCGCTTCAAAAGATGCAATTCTCTTCTGGCGATTAGAATTTTCGGTTTCAATAATTGCTAATTGTTCATTAATTTGTGGTTCAACTCTGGCATATGCATTGTTGATACGAAGTTGTTCTTTATCTAGTTGTTCTTGTATAGCATCATTATTAGCAAAAGCATTTTCTCCTATAGTTATAATCTTTTCTTCGGATCGTGCTATAGCAGTTTTTAATCTAGCAATATCTTCATCAATTCTTTCAATTTTAGCCAATCCATCTTTAGCGCCGGCAGTTTGCTCAATATGAGCTTTAGACAAGAAGCCAAAAATACCCATGCTTGTAATAAACATAAGCAGCACTACCGAAAGTGTTAAATAAGATTTTAAAAGAAATGGGGTATTTTTCCAATTATCATATAACCAAGTAGCAGTTATAAGTTTACCAGCCTCTAATACGCCACCCATAATAGCAACAGGAATAATAGCCGCTGCAAATATTGAGGTTAACCCAATTATTGAATAATATGCTGCAACTGCAGCAATTGCTAATGAGCAAATAAATGCTAAAATATTAATAAACATTAATGACTTTCGTATATAAGTAATGTATACTTATTTATATATTAAAAGCTGTTAAATTATGCTTTTTCGCCCAAAACAAATACGCAACCAGCTTCGTAATTGGGCGGAAAAAATTTACCATCTCCGCCTAGCATTAAAGATAATACTGATCTATTGTATATACATTCATCAGGAGTAGCATATAGACCAATAGTCGATGCGTCTAACTTACCGCTAACAAATACCACATAAACTAATGCCCACATTTATTTAATCCTTTAATCCCATAGATTTTCATAGAAACGACCAAATAATTTAAATCCATCAGTCATTCTACCTTGATGCGCTATAGCATCTTCATTATCCCATTTATAGTCATATTCAGATATCCAACAATCTTTGCATTTTTGTTCAAACGCCCAAATCATTTCGTCTAAAATATTGTCCCATTCTTCTTCACTTAATTCATGTGGATAACTATGCTTTGTTTCTTTTAGCTGTTTAAGCATTGGTAATATAATCAAAGCAAGCGTATTATCCATACTCCATGTATCCCATGGATCTATACGAACCTTAACTTTTTGTACTCTTTTGTCTAGCCACAATCGATTAATTACATCGTATACTGACTGTACAGCATTTTCAATTTTTTCAAGAAGCATTTCTTTAAACGGTTCTTGAACTGGTAGTAGTCCCTTTTGTTTATAATCAGGCCGTAACTTTTTCAGAGCATCATATTTTTTATCCATATAATTTGTATGAATATCACAAATCAATCTATCTGGATATTTTTTAATCCGTACTTTCATAGCATATTCCTTAAATATTTATATATTATTGAGTTCAGGCCAGCCGCGGCCATTTGCAATTTTATCTGCCCCGACAGAAGCGGCCCAACTATCGGGCTTAAGCTTAGGTTCAATACCGGTCATTCCTAGTACGTATCCAGCGGCTTCATTTGCAGCACAATTTGATCCGTGTTTTGGATCAGTATTAACATCAAGATGAATTTCAATTTCAAACTCATCTATAAGAGGACCAATTTGATAATAAAGTTCACATACTTTTTGAACCTCTTTCATCATTCGCATTTTTGGCCTATTTGGTTTCATATCATAATTTGGCTCTTTACTGATATGAGAAAATATTTTGCAACCGTTATTTCCATTTTTATGTACAATTAAAACTGTTGCATATCGAGCCATAGAAATATTATTTTTTGAATATCTAATAGAATCGCAGCCCAAATACACTTTTGTATCCGGGCTGCACTCCAGAAGGAGTTCTATAATATTATTAATTTGTATATCCGTAAACATCTTACATGATTAACTTACCCGCAGCAGGATCTGTAATAATTCCTGATGTGGCTTCTTGATATGGCGCTGTTAACTGTTCAGATGTTTTTGTCATGAGACAATAATTATAAATTGTAATTTCTGCAGGATTTTCTTCGCCGGACATAGCCATAGTTTGAGCAAAGCCAATTCCCTGTTCAGTCGGCATAACCATAAATGGCTTGCCAAGTTTTACAAATCTGTCATCGAAATCTAAAAGCTTACCCAAATATTCTCGGCCATTATCTACAACAACAGTCACAACGTCATTCACATTCATTTTATTTACCTATCCATAACTTATTTTATATAATAAGCAGTTTAGTGTCTTGCTTAGGACATTCTGGGCACCATTCATTTAATTATTTTAAAAGAGAAATGAAACTCTAAATATGGTACTCCCCGAGGGACTCGAACCCCCAACCTAAGCGTTATGAGCACTCAGCTCTAACCAATTGAGCTAGAGGAGTATATTTGGTGGGGGGTAATGGAATCGAACCATTCGTGAGTCACCTCGGCGGAGTTACAGTCCGCTGCCACACCTTGTAGCATACCCCCCGATTATATAATTGGACCCTTATTCATTATCCGATTACCGGCAGTCTATATCAGGTCTCACCCGCTGGAGGGTGTAGTGTTTTGGTATGAGTGGTGTGATTCGAACCCACATTATTCTTTTTAGCGATCTTTAATTTCATAAACTTCTTTATAGATATTACCAATATCTTTTGCCCCTTGATTATAACCAACAAGCCATCCAATTGCGCTGCCACAAATAACTAAACAACCAGCAATTAAAACCATTTCCATAGTAAACTCCATTATATATTTTTAATTGGCTCCCCAACTTGGATTCGAACCAAGGACACACGGATTAACAGTCCGATGCTCTACCGCTGAGCTATTGGGGAATATTATAATATTATATATCTTTTAATTAAGATGATGTTTCGAGAGAATTGCCATTTTTATCACATTCAGTAATAACTGGATTACAACGCATTTCAAAATAATTTTCTACAAAAGTCCAACCCAATGCTTCAATACCTTCTTGATAGTCTTCATCGTACGTCGCTTCAATTTCGTCTATCATTTTATCAACATCTGAAAGCTTAGGTCCACTTGTTCTAATGTCCCAAATGTCTTCCCAAAAACAATCATCTACACAAATCATTTCGGCATCTGGATAGTCTTCAGTAATATCAACATATTCCTCATCTATAGATGGTACTAACATTTTATGCATAATTTGAAATGGGGCCATATCCGGATCTACAATAATATTATTGGATTCATCAATAATATGAAACCCATGTTGATCAGCAACATCTTCAATATTATTATAATATTCAGAGGCATTAATCCATTCAGCAATTTCGGCATCAGTTTCCGGCACTTCAATTAACCACTCACCCCAACGCCATCCCATTTCTTTTGAAAGATAGGCCCATTTACCAATATCTTTTTCATCGTTAGTTAATTCGTTAAGCGGGCGTTTAAAAGTATAAATTTCAGTAATAGCTTTTTTATAAGAAGATTCTAATTTATAATATTTCATACTGTTAATCCTATAATTAATTTGGTGGAGCGGGTAAGGAGAATCGAACTCCTATCATCAGATTGGAAATCTGAGGTCTTACCATTACACAATACCCGCTTAATATTATTCTTCCATCAACGATTTGAGTTTTTTAGCTTCTTGAGCTTGTTTTTCAATAGCTCTATTTACAATCCCAATATTCTACGAACAGCCACAGGATCATCGGTCATAATGCTGCCACCGTCATTCATCTGCTTCCCAATACCTACAATAAAAGTGTTTGCCACACGCATCAATCTCTGCTTGTGGATAACCTTGTTCCAACAGCCAAGGAATAATACTTTCATCTTCGAGGAAGTCTGCTGGCAAGGGCTTAGGAAACCCATACTTCCATCCGCTGGGCGGATCACACATCAATAGTTTCGACATCTTGTTTTTCAATAGCTCTATTTACAATCCCAATATTCTACGAACAGCCACAGGATCATCAGTCATAATGCTGCCACCGTCATTCATATGCTCTACAATTTGTTCAAAATAAAAGCGAGCATCCGCATCTTCATCCAAAAGGCTAGCTGCAGTTCGAAAGAAGTTACGTAACTTCATATCACTTGTGCCATCATTGGCCGCCGCTTTATATGTTTTACCTGGACGCTGATTACCCATTTTTATCTCCTCTTATTGGTACCCGCGGCCGGACTCGAACCGGCACGCCTTACGGCCACAGATTTTAAGTCTGTTATGTCTACCATTCCATCACGCGGGCTAACTCTTATTTGTCCATCAATTCAGCTTTACGCTTTTCAACAGCTGCAAGTCGCTGTGCTTCTAATTCGATACCAGCTTCTTTATCACGACCCATAACCAGCAAAATGATTGCCGAAATAAGAGGCGAAATCAATAGTGTGACTACAAACCAAAGCCATCCATTTCGGCCCCAATTGTTAGCCCAATAGCCAACTAGTGCTGAAAACACTACTGCAATTAAAATAATATCCATTTACTCTTCCTTAAACTTTTTTCGATGTTTGGAGTCAAGCCAGGGAATCGAACCCACTTACCCATTTTTATCTCTTACACAATACTTTATGGTGATCTCTGTAGGACTCGAACCTACGACCTAGTGCTTAGAAGGCACTTGCTCTAAATCCAGCTGAGCTAAGAGACCATCAAAAAATATTTTATCTTATAATAATATAATAACACATTTAAAATGGAAAGTAAACTGTTATTTGCAATTTATTTAAATAAAAATTTTATAATATACACCCACAAATTAAACAATTTTGCGCTAGATTAATTTGCGGATGTACTCTATTATTTTAATATAGATGAAATTATGCAATTGCTTCTTTATAAGAAACAAGATTTTCCCAGCGAAATGAACGCCATCCTTCAGCTTTAACATCATAAACAGCCAAAATATCTGGATTAGATTTTTTAGATTTCTTTTCAATATGCTCTTCAACATCAATTTGTTGTGGAAGCAAATCTTCTTTGAGCGTACAGGTCATTATACGCGTATCACCATTTACTTTAGTAAATGTAATTTCAAACAAACCGCTGTGGAGCGCTTGTTTTAATTCATCTCTATTGATAGTGTCAATCATAATATAGTTCTCTCCTTAATTATCATGCATTTGTTCTAAAACAGAATCAATATTTTTATCTAAGTCTTCAACAAAGAAAACTAATTCATTTAAAAGATCTTCACGCGATTTACCGAATGTTTCGGCCCTGCGCATAATAGATGTTATGCGCTCTTTTACCATCATGCTTGTCACGACGTCCATAATATACTCCTAATTATATACAATTGGCTTTAAATGTGTAACAAATAAAGCTTCAGCAGTCAATCGATCATGTTTTGTATTAATACCTAAATCTTCTGCAGATATATATTTTAACATAAAACAATGATCTTGTAAACTATGTTTAGTAAATTTTATTCCAGATCTTTCTGCAATGTTTTCGGGATTATTCATTGACATTTTATGACGAGCAATGCGCGCCTTAATGCAATCGCCAGTTTCTCCAACATATGCCAATGTGCCATCTTCAAGATATATAAAATAAATACCAGCAATTTTGCTGCATATATTGTATCGAACATACTTTTCAAATCTAGAAAAGGTTGTTGGCATAGTTTTCATTTTGTGTATATTGGCATTGGTATATAATTCTGCAATTTCATTAATATGCATGATGATAGTCCCTCAATTACGTAAACATTTTTACCATTACACCTTTATAACATATAAGAAAAGGAATGTACACAGTTAATTTACAAATAACTGTATTTTTTTAGCATTTATTTGTAATTGAGACATTTTTGTATCGGTAATATTTGGATCTTTTTTTACTGTAGTCCATCCAGTAAGTGCTGACATATCAGCGGCGGTACAATCATCACACGGGTCATCTAATGGCATAGTATCATCTTTATTTTCTAAAGTATTCATCTGCAAGTTTTTCCTGTAAATAGAATGCTTCTATTTCCCAAGGTAATTCATTATAATTACAATCATATACTATATTATTCCAAGTTTTTTTATCAACATTATATTGTTTAAAAGCAATTTGTTTAACATGTACCAATTCATGAAATAGTGTTTCAATCATATCATTTATAGTTAAATCTTTATTTATCTCTATAACAAATTCTAAATTATTTGGTTCTTCTTGATCGCACGATCCCCAAAGATTGCTCTCACTATCGATATATTGTATATCTATTGAAATATTTTCGGGCAAGCCCAAATTATCTGAAGCAAAGCATATGGCGCTATCTAATTCAGAAATACTCAATACGCCTTCTTCGGCATAATAAATCACTTTTTAGTGCTTCTTACAATTTCAATATTTTTGGGCTGTTTAATAAAAAGCTCACCCTTCGGATGATAAAGTACAAATTTAGTTTGCTCTTTAAATTCGTCAAAAATGCCTTTAAAAATAGGGCGCCATTTAGCAGTTAGTCGTTGGGTGTTCATATTTTCACGATCCGATGGTAAAAACATATCAGATGTACTAGTAATATCAAATCCAAAAAGAGAATCAAATCCATACATATGCACTTCAGTAGCTTTTAATTCATTGCAGATCCAATGCAAACCCATATGACCACAATTAAAATCAGTGTGATTTGCGGCGTATTTTGGAAGATGCGTATAAAATTGTTTAATTTGGCCGCTTCTTTTCATATAAAAATTTGGTTTCATTTCCATAAATTTCTTTGGGCGCGCCCCAAGAACCCAATCACCAGGCACATCAATCTCGCCTTGATAAATGGAATTCATCATTTTAAAATCTACAATAACACTAGTATATACATTTTCTACCGCAAAGGGTGGAATATTACATACTACTTTTAATCCAGTAGCAGGCACGTACATTGCGGACGATCTACCATTGCCAATTAAGTGAACTACTTTAGCCATTTGTTTTTTCCATTTGTCGCATTATCTCTTTTTTTCCTTTTGGTCCAGTCCAATGGATAGCTCGTTTTTTATTGCTATCATGTCCATCAACAAGTTGTAATCTAAGCCAATTATATTCATTTGGTAATGTATTAATATATATTATGCGATCTAAAGGAGATTTTAACATAGAATGCAATACCTCCTGATCCCCAACAATTGGCGAAGTCTTTACGGTTTCTACCCATTTGTTTAAAATTTTAGGATTACCGGATACGCCAACTAAACCAGAATTATGCCATGTTTCTCCGCGTCGTTTAGACCAAGGCAAATCTTCTACCATATTTAATTTACTTGGTTCAAAATAATTAAATACATCACCCATATCTTGCAAAATTTCAAAGTCAGTATCAATCCAACAAGCAGAATTGGCCAATTTTGCCACTGTGGCGATTGTAGCAGGTTTTTTAAACCAACCAGCTTCAGATAAATGCGTCATATCTAAAATAGTATCAACATTATTATTAGCATAGGTAAGAATATTGGAACTACATCCAAAGTCCGCAAAAACTAATGGTATGCTTATATGAGCGGTATAGTTTTTAATAAACCATGGAAGCATCCATTCAGTTTTTGAATCGCATCCAGTAATAAAGCATTTATCAAATAAGTTCATATTGTCCATCCTTATACTGGTGTTTAGCCAAACAGCCAGGTGTTAGTTGAATAGTTGAAAATGAATCCTGAGCTTCTACCGGCCATGGATAAAATTCTTCTATCCACGGAAACCAACTGTTATTAATAAAAACATCAGTTGGCTTGGCACTAATTTTAGCTTGTTTAATTAATGCTTCTGCACCCTTTGGTTTAATCTTATAGGCATGCGCGCCCGGTAAATAGTTTTTAGAAACTAGGGGATTTACACCAATTTTCATTGGTATATTAAATTTCCCATATGAAGGGTGTCCATATGAAAGTAATTTATTATATGGTTGAAATTCATTAATAGGTGAATGTACTACAGCATCATGCTCAAAAATTAATATTTCTTCATTGTGTTCTACTGAATATTCCCATAGCGAATGATGCGAAAGAAATGCTGCTACACATCGGTCGAGTCTAGAATACACTTCTTGAAATCCGCTAATTGGTATATCTTTTGATTTTAAGATTTCAATTGGATTATCTGCTGGAGTAATAGCTTTCCAATTTTTTACTTCAATACCATATGAATTTGCAGAGTCAATACAATTTTGCGCTGCTTTCACCGATTGTGGTATATCCATTATAGTTATAACATATGATTTCATTATTTAATTATACCCTATATTCAATAAAAAGTAAACTATAAAGTTGTAGTTGATGGGAGTCCTTGCACTTTAGTATAATGTTCTTTTGTCACCCCAAGAAAGTAAAAAAGTTGTCTACACATCAAAGCATCATTTGGCCATAGACCAATTTGTGGATTATGGACGGCATCAATAAGTTCACTTGCAGCCGTTGGTGTAATTATATATGCAGAATTTCCGGCCAACCCCTGCGGAATTTTTTGATCATTATCAATCCAAGGGACGATTTGATATTTCGAACTATTAGCATTTATTGCATCGCGATATACTGATGCCCGTCTTGTTGCACCGATTGGATTATTAATACCTAATACCTGATAAATAGTAAAATTGATATCAAAGTCTATTTTTTTTGTAAATACTGCATCATGTTCAAGAATTAAAATATTTTCATTAGTTTCTTTGCATTTTTTCCATAGTAAATAATGGCTCATTGAACAGGCCATTCTTTTATTTTTATTTGCAGTTGGATATGCTTTTTTTAATAATCCAGTACCAAAGTCAATGGTTTCACCAGACCAGGGATAATTCCATATAACATTATGATCTCTCATTTCTTTATGTACCGTTTCGGGCGTTACGGCATTAAATTGCTCAAGTTGAAACTCATTGTATACCCGATATGAACTTTCAACAAGTGTTGCATAGCCCTTTTCAGAAATTGTGTCTCCTTCAATTACAATAGCATATGCTTTCATTTGTTCAACTTATTTTTGTGTGGAAATATTGGGTCAATTGGATTTACATCAAGGAAGTCTGTCAATAGCTTTGTACTATCTCCACCAATAATATCAAGCACAAGCAAATCATTTGGTCGTTTCCAAAAATATTCGAGCACATCCTTATTATGAGAGTCATATGCTAAAGAAGCCTGTTCTCGATTAGGAAATGGTGAACCATAGACTCGAGTCCGAATGTCTACCTGACGTTGAGCCATGTTCCATCCACGCTTTCTTTCAAGGTAGGGTACAATTGAATCCAACCAGTCTTTCTTATTACGAATAGTAATGATAAACTTAGAGTTTGGAAACTTCTGGTCGAGCTCTTTATACACCGGAATCACTGGAATGTCGGTGGCACCGTCTTTATGAAATCCCCAAAGTTCTTTTTCACTCGGATAGTGTACAACATCGTATCCAAGTTCAATCAACGTTTCATTAAGTGTGGTTGTACCTGTACGTGATAGTCCAAGTCCAAAAATTTTAGATCTCATAATTCCATTCTTCTCTTGGTAAATTTACAACTCTTAGCAATTGCTCTTCGGTCATATTATCAGCACCAGGAAATTGGCAGTGTACAAATCGGGTGTTTTCATCTCGGTGATCTATAATCCGCCGCTTTGGATTTATTTTGTCTTTTGTTCCGTGCACATAGCTATTCCAACCATTATGCATTTCAAGCATATTCATATTAGTAGCAAATATCATAGCATGTAGATATGGTTGGTCACACGTATAAAATGAATTAAGACCGGATTTATTTATTAGCTTAACGTAATCATCAAACGCAACCCATTTTTCTCGGGCATGTTGCATTCCTTTATTAGAATACATTACAACACCGGTATTATAAACTTGTACTAGCCCATCTTCGGTACGCGGAACTTCTATACCATATTGCGCTTTTACTATCTGCGCCCATTTTTCATCTGTTTGACTTGTTATACGGCCAAGAGTAATTGTTCTTTGTTGCGGTTGAAACGGTTCAGTACAAATACCAATGTCCGCATCAAAGCCTTCGAAAATATTTTCTTTTAATCCATTAACCGGAAAAACATCAGTATCAGCAAATAAGACATTATCATATTCATTATATGGCGATTCAAACACGGGTTTAAAGGCACCGTAGTGTGGAGAATAGTTACCGAATCGCCGATCGTGAATATATTTAGGATTGTCTTCAAATATATAATCAGCGCCAATACGACTAGCATAAGCTTTCATTGCGTTCACACCGGCATGTACAGAGTTACGAACAGCGCCATCCCAGTATTGATAAATTAAATTTTTCATTTGTGTCCTATAAAATATCGATGGGTCGGGTTAACTGGGCATGCAAATTGTGTAATTTTAAATGTATCGCTCAATTGCTTATTAAGATTTTCAAAATAAGCAATATTATCTATTCCATCAAAATTACGATTATGTGCAATAAAGATATAATCGTAATTTCTGATTTGTTGTTCAATAATTGCACGGTCACGTATAGGCATTTCATTCATACTAAAAGTAGCAAGCAATAACGATTTTTCGCCGCCAGATAACCCAGCTGCATCTAAACTCGAATATTTTACATTTTCAATTCCATTTTCAGATAAAAATTTCTTTTGGATGGTATGCATAAGAGGGAAATCAATAATATTGTATTGCCCGGTAAATCCAAGTTTCATAAACACCCGGCACATATTACCATATCCACCGCCAATGTCCGTCACCCGAGTTACTGTCTCAGGAGCATTTATACCATAATAGTTTTTCATTTGGTGTAAATAATACGAATTTTGAATGGTCGTAAGACTCATTGTTTGGTTATTACAAATTTTAAATGGGGTGCCTACTTTAGAATCTGCAATAAATGGCAAAACAGCATCTTTAACCCAATTGTCATTCATAACATAATTATGGTATTTTTGAGCAAGGCCAGCCTGGTTAGGGTGAATGGTTCGGCTAATCATTCGTTGTTGTAAAAATTTTGTTGGCTGTGATTCATATTCTTTACGAATATCTTTAAGCATATTATCCCATTGAGTCATATAATCCCTCTTTCTACTAAAGAGCGGTAGTTATCGATCTTTGGCGCTTTTTTACCACCAGGTTTTATTTTTGATCGAATATGAATAATTTCAGCTTGGTCAACCCCTTCATCAAAGCTTGAATGATTCCATTGCTGCCGATCTAAATAGGCTTCTTGAGTATTTTTTATACCAGCTAAAAATGCCAATCTATGCATTATACCTTCGTCATTAAAGTTATTATTAAATTTCATTGCATCGTCAAGATTATAATGACTGCGCAATTTTTTTCTTATCTTTTTTTCCAAGCGATAAATAGATCCGCCCCAATATGCATAATTAGGATCACCTAATGTAGGAAACCGTTTATGTAAATTTTTAGCCAACATTGGTTGAATACCAAAATTACGACCAATGCCTTTTTCATCGGTAAAAATATTTTTTGTAGCACCCTTACGCCGAAACATATCAATATCCATCATGACAACAGTGTCATAATCATCGAAGTCCGAACTTAACATAGCAAGCTTTTGGCTTTGGAGGCTTAGCGCGGAGTTAAATACATGGCCACGAAGTAGTTGGTAATCTGCGCCACAGTACTCAGCATATTCTTGGATACTCTCTTGTGAACGTTTTTCTAATTCACGCAGATCACCAGCCCAGTGCTGTAATATAATATTTTTCATTCTAATGGTTCCTTTGAAAAGAAATAATCATGTTGAATTAGTATTTTTTTATTTCTTAGATGGTCTTTAATTTTTTTCTTTTACGTAAGTGTAGCTTTTTTAAAAAATTCCAAATATTCTTCGTGTGATGGAGAACCGGTATTAAATGTTATTCCTTTTGCTGGAATTTCGCAGTGAATAAATTTACAGTGGTTTAATATATCATTACACCCCGTTAAAACATCAAGCTCTGCACCTTGTATATCAATTTTAATAAAATCTGGATATGCAATATTTTTTTCTTTTACGTAAGTGTCAAGGCGAGAGGTTGCTATAAGAGTAGTTTGGTATTTTGATTTTAAAAACTCCGGAGTCTCTACCATATATGTATCGCCCATTCCGCCATCATGATAAAATGTTTTAGTAATATCATCTTTATCAGATAGTAATACTTTATGCCAAGTGCCCCATTTCACTTTTTGAAATTTATTAGGACTTCCCTCAAATTGATGTATAGTGGCTAGGGGTAATATGCGGTGCAATAATTGGCTAAAGCTACCATCATGCGCACCAATATCATAACATACATTTGGATTAAATTTGCGTATTATATGTTCAATCATTGCGGCCATTTTCTTCCTATAGCAGGTGCCATATTAATACACCCTCCTTTATATGTGGTATGGTTATTTTTCCCATTGCTGCACAAAATTTGATACCATCCCCATTCGGCCGGCAATAATTCTTTTTTTTCATGTAAGCTATTAACCATATCTACATTCCATATTTCGGGTGTATGCATGATAAGACTATCCGGACTAATCATTTTCCACCATCTAGGATTATTTTTTGTCATGTTGTGTTTTACAGGAAAGTCTAACAATTTAGTATCCATCACTCCCCAGCCCAGTCCAACGGGGCCCTCATCTTTAGCCTTTTCTAAAAAGCATGCATAATTCAATGCGTCAGAAAAATATAAATCCCATCTAACTCTTACTATAACATCATATTTTTTATTCAATTTTGCCACAAGAGAATTATGAGCTAAAATTTGTTTTGTGCCGTAATCTAACTTTTGAGTTTTTTTATACTTTTTTCTTTTTGAATCAAAATATTCTCCAGCATATACAGTAGTATCTTTTATTGGACTATAGTCTATTATAGGTTCTGGTTCAATGACCATATTTTCATATTTTTTTAAAAGACAATTATCCCACGTGTGGTAAAAATAATCTGCAGTAAAATTTTTAAATGCAGCTTTCATTCTAGCATTTAATGTTTCAAACTGAATATTAGTTTTTCTTTGTTGACCGCTTACACAGACTGCTATTTTCATTTTTTCATTTTTGTTTGATCTACAATTTTTTGTTTAATAATTGTAGAGCTAACACCTTTTGTATAAGGTATATATACCATGACTATATCCCTCAAGTCTAACCATTCTTGACTAAATCCCATTTGATTGTAATAGTCTCTAGATGCCCAATCAGTACCAATTGCAATAATATGCGGTTGAACCTTTTCAATAGCTTGTGTACTATCGGTATCTCCAATATTGCGAACAACCTTATCACAATAAATACACGAATCAAGTATAAGTTTTCGTTCTTCAAATGAATGAAACGGATTAAATCCCTTATAATCTCGTATGAACTTGTCACTATTTAAAGATACCACCACAATATCAGCAATCAATTTACAACGTGATAAAAAATTCACGTGGCCGGCATGAAATAAATCAAATGTTCCACCAGTATATAATATCCTTTTGGTCATTATTCCACCGCTTTTATTAATTCTTCTATATTTTCACCCTTGTACGGAAGCTTATCTTTTAAGAAAAAGTGCACAAAATGTGCTTCCTTAACTTTATTTTCAGGTATTGCATTAAACAATGCATTCCATTTAAAATTCATATGAGCAACATTCATTTTTTCTTCTTTAACCCAAACATTAAGAAGAGTTTGATCAGTTGACCATTTCCAATTACCCATGCCATCAATAAAAGGTTTAAAATCAGGTCTTCTTAAAAACTGATTTGGGGTTTCGCCTTTAAGATATTTAAGAATAGCTTTTGAATTTAATACCATCATACCCATATTAAAAAACTCCGCGCCGGAAGCATTCCATTTCCAATCAATGCTACGAAGAGTTCCGTATTGCATTTTAGAATATCCAATAATTTTGCGTTTGTATTCTTCGGTAATAGGCATTTCTCTTTCGCAAACAAAACCAGCATCAACATCATCTGGCAAATCATCAAAAATATTTGGTGCACCTGGTCGAATCCAAATGTCAGCATCAATAATTGCTACTTGATCATATTTTGGTAAGTAGGTAAAGGCGTTTTCTTTTTCAAAGATAGGCAGATATCCACCATGCTTTTCATAAGATTCTTTACTTCTATTTGTTGCAAAGACATCTGGCTTAATCATTAAGATAGGAGACTTCTGAACGATATGTTCAATATTATGGGCTTTGCAGTATTGCGCCACCGATTCAACACAATGGTTATACAATGTTGAGCGTTTGCCCACGCATACTTGATATATCATTCGTTTCATTATTTTATTCCTATTCGGTTTTTGGTTGAGCTTCTTTTGCCGAGAACTCTCCAACAATTTCGCCCTCCATAAACTCTTTAACAATTTCCGGTTGGGTTTCGGCTTTTTTAACAATTTCTGGTTTTGGTTGAGCTTCTGCTGCTAAAAACTTTTCAACAATGGTATTTATTTTATCATAAACTGCACCAACAATAGAAAGATTTTGTGCAGTAAATACGCCAGCTTTAGTAGACGCGTCAATTACTTGCCGTACAACTACCAGATCATTAATATCTAAATTTGTTGATTGTGACGCTGGTGGGCTAGATTTAACAGCAGCTTTACTTTTGGGCGCTGATTTTGTTTTTTTGGTCATGTGTAATTTCCTTTAGCATAATTTTACATAATTTTTTAGTTTCATCAAAAGTAGATTTAAATCTATTTTGCCGATATCCATTCTTCAAAAACCATTTAATATTATCTATTGTACCAGTTTTTCTATCGGCTGGCAAATTTAGATCATTAAATAATTTTTCGACGCTAGATCTTAATACTAGAATTTGAAATATATTCATTACTTATCCTACAATATAGTTATAAATTTCTTTCCAGTTTTTCATAACTGGCAATTGTTCATATAGCATATTATGAGAATGCTCCATAATAATCGATTCAAGACCTAAACGATCCCCCAATTCGGCATTTTCAATTTTATCTTCTACCCATATATATCCGCTATTTTCATAGGGGGCAAGAACTTCATCTTTATCAGCGCCAGTATCGGTAAAGATAAACTGTTCAAATGCCGTTTTACCAAAAAGTTTCTTAGTATTTTTAATTCGTAAGGCTTGAGCTGTTGGATCTAGCGACAAAGAAGTAATCATATGGAAAACATACCCGTGCTTGCGATGTAATAGATCAATATAATGCATAGCGTCGCGTAATGGCGGTAAAAATCCAATAGTTGAAGATTCATTAAAAAAGCGGACAAGCTCTTCTTTTTTATCAGACGTAAGATTGTATCGTGTGCCAATATCATATGCGTCTGGATCACCAGTTTTTTCATAACCATGATGTTCCATCCAAACAGTAAAGGCGTACTCCCAATTAAGTAGCACACCATCGCAGTCCGTTAGAATGACTTTATCTAGGTTGTTCAATTTTTTCATCATGTAGTTCTCCATTAATATAATATTATTATAGCGTTTGATTAATGGATTGTACACCCTTATTTTTAATTTAATAGATTATTTTTTTATCGTAGTGTCATTATCATCACTAAAATATAATAATTCTATAGGTTTAATTTTTTTTTCTTTTTCAATAGATTTTATTTTAAAATCTTTTTCAATTGATCGAATTTTTTGCTGCCCTCTTTTTTTATTACGAGGGTCATATCTTCCAAATTTTGCCATAATATATTAAAAATCACTTTCCCCATGACCACCAGCGGTATTTTCTATTTCTACTGCAAATTCTTGATATCCACCAATGTGTTTATCATGCCAAAAAATTTGTGGTACAGTTTTTGCATTTGGTACTAATTTAAACATTTCATCTCTTTTGCCTGGTTCATTAATATCTATATAGTTATAATCAAGCTGCCATTCAGTTGCTAATCGCACAGCTCTTTTGCAATATACACAGCCTTCTTTTCCGTAAATTTTTATTACACCCATGTTAATACTTCCGCTAAATTTGGTCTATCTTCAGTTGAATTTTTATATTTTAATACATCTGCATAGCCAGCAGACATTAAAAATTGTACATCGTCTTCTATAAAATCAAGTTTATTATCTAGCCATATTTCTTTTTTAACATTAAAATCTGCAAAGCATAATGTATAAGAAACATCTAGGCCAGCTTCAATTAATAAACCACTTAAAATGGTAGCATGCATTCCTATTTCAATATTTGTATTTTTTAAAGTATAATGAGTTTTATAAATTGCTGGATCCATTGGTGGCTGCTTATGACCACCTGATAAATCGCTTTGTACTTTTGCATTTCCGGTAGCAAGTCTTACAGTATAAATGAATTGATAAGGCGCAGTTAATAAATTATAATTTGATCTTACCCTACTATACGCCGAAACATTATATAACCCCTGATTTATATTTTTATTAAATGGGCCAACCGCATAAACTTTATACGGTATTAAATTTTGTTTTGATGCCACAATATCATGCGTGCTTGTCAAAGCATCTGATATAATTGTTTTATCGGGCGCGCGGGTTTCATCATACCATCTAATTTGATTGCGTTTTGCAAAGGTATTATAAATCATAATAAATCCTTATAAATTAAGCATATCTTTTGTCATAATATAATCTCGAACAAAATCTGAGCGAACAATATCTGCCCATTCAAAATTAACTATTTTGAAAAACCGCATTTGTTCAATAATAGATACAAATTGTAAAATGCCGTCTTTTTCATCTTTATATTTAAAATCGGTTTGTTTCGAATCACCGCTAAAAATTATTCGGCAATCATTGCCAACTCGAGTAATAACAGAATCCAATTCATGAAAATTAAGATTTTGCATTTCATCAACTACAATAATAGTATTATCAAAAGTTGCACCCCTAATATAAGAAGTGGTTTCAAATTCTAATTTCTTTTGAGTAACAAGCTTATTATATGCGCCGCCATATCCAAAGATTACGTCACAAATATGTTTATACGGCACTTTATATGGTTCTTCTTTTTCCTCTTTAGTTCCGGGTAAATGGCCAGCATCTCGGGTTGCAACCATAGATCTTAATATCATTACTTTACGATATTTATCTGGATTATTAAGCATTTCATAAAATGCAAAATATAGAGCTATAAAAGTTTTACCAGTGCCAGCTGATCCAGATAAGACTAGATTATACCCATCTTCCCAATGTTCAAAGGCTTTTGATTGCCGTTCGGTAATAGGGTTAAATGGTTCAAGTTCTGCCGCATGGACTTGTAGACTATTGCTTTTTTTCATAATTAAATTCTTACGTTGCTATTACGGCCCGAACCAGATTTTACTCGGCCCAAAACGTCTTTGAATCCATCTGGCGTTTTGTTTATAATATTACCAACACCGCTTACAATTTTTGGTGCAGATAATTTTTGAATTACATCAGGCATTTCATTCAAAATAAGTTGCAATTCTTCATATGAACATACTACATCCCATTCGTAGGCTGTGGCAGTGTCTCTCAGGGTGTACATAGGCATTAATCATCTATCTCTTTATCGCCCTCAATTCCAAATAAAACATTTTGATAAAATTCGTATATATCATCAAAAAGCTTATTGGAATTGAGGTATTGGGCTACATTATTTTTGTTATACAAATTATACTTATAATCTTCTGAAAGCGTTATATTTAATCCATCAGCATCCCAAATCATGGCTTGTAATAAAGATATTTTGTAATCTTTCATCATTCCAACTAATCTATCAATAAACAGCTTATGATTTTTATTACTAGCAATATTTATTTCGTCTATTTGATATTGCAATAAATTAATTAAATCTTCATAATAAGAATCTAGCTCGGTTTCTGGCATTTCTTTCAGAATTTTTCTTAGTCCACCTTTAAGCGGATAGCCGTGGATATCCTTATATAATTCTGAAACTTTAGTGAACAAATGTTTCGTCATTTTATACAACACCCCTTATTAATAATTGGTAATACTTCAGAATTATTTATAAGAAAGATAATAATAATTTAATTATTGATTTTTTTTGTCTTTGCATTTTTACGGCGAATTCTTCGGAATTTAGAATAAAGACGCACAGTTCGGTCAGTTATTATACGTTTTACATTTTTTCTTCTATGCCGTGCTGCTTCTGATTTTGCAATTCTTTCAGCTTTAGTCATGCTGCAATCTCCTTAAACCAATTTGGTGTTTCACGTTTAGACCAAGACATTTTAAATCTTGCTTGCTTAGTTTGATAGAATGCCCGATATGCCTCAACCGGATCGTTGAGAGCAATGCATTCTGGATTAGACGCCATAGCCAATTTAAATGGTGTACGTCCAATATCTGGTATTTTAGTAGGAGGTTTTACTAAAATATCTTTTAGCTTTGTTATACTGAGATGTTGTTTATTATAGCGATATTCAAATTCTTCGCCAAGCGCAATAAAGTGCTCATAATGCCAATTGTAATTATCTTTGGATTCTGCTGTCCATACTGTGCATGGATGATGATAATGAACTGCTTTATATAGCACATTATCCATATTATTGTTGGGGTGAAGGTAATGCCAAACCATGCGTTTGCCGGATTTTGATGGCCGTTTTTCAGCGTGACCATCTAGCATACGGTGCACGGTCGAAAGCATTTGTGCTGATTCTAAAATCATTTTAACAACATGCTTATCACATTGTTGTTGAGCAGCCTCAATTGGGCATTCAGATAATACAAATAAATTCATAATAATATCTCCAAGTTATATACTATATTACCACATTTAAAGTGGATTGTAAATAGCTTATTTCTTTTTTGCGATATTTTTTGTTTTTGTTTTAACCACAATTTTTTCTTTTTTTTGTAATTTTATTCTCATATTAAAATGGTTAGCGCATGCAAATTCGGTTTGTTTATCGGTCCAATTAAATTTTTTTGATATTCGAGATAACATTTTAATCCGAGTATCTGCAGCGCCATCCCACTTAGAAATAGCTTCCCAAAGAATTTTATCTATTTCTATCCAATTCATGTAATCTATAGCCATAATCTAATATTTTATACTTTCTAATGCGTTGTCACTAATTCGGTTTTCTTTGATGATATATAGGATTCAATATATTGTTTTTTCACTATGACCTTTTTAGCTAGGTCTTGCTTTCCTTCTTTTCTGAGTTCGTTTGCAAAAATTTCGAGTTGAGCTGAATCTTCTTGTAATCTTTTCAGTTGTTGCTCTAGCATCAGACTTCCTTTAAAGTGAAAAAACTGGCTCGTGCAAAGCACGGCCAGTTCAGTATTAATTAGTTGTTAATGTGAATAACATATGCATTTTATGAATCAGACAATAACCCTGGGAAGGCCTCCATTACTGTGTTGCGGGTAATACCTTTAATAGCTTTTTTTTGAATCATGTTTAATACAATCTCTGCATCTGCTGGGTGGATAGATTCCAATAATTGCACATATAGCTTTTCGCGTTTAGCTTTAAGCATGCTGTCGCCAGGACCGCCTTTTACAAAATATCGGAATTTACTATTTTGTCTGCTCAGAGACGATGGAATAGAGTCAATTTTATTTGCTTCATATGGCGGTATGCCAGATGGAATATTCCAAACAATATTTGAATCGTAAGATCCACGTAAAATATCTTTCAACGCCCACGATTCATGATTTTGTAAAATTTGAATCGTGTCGGCCTTTTTCTTTTCACGGGCCGCCGCGTGAATAATTTCATGAACTAATAGCATTTATTATATAAACTCCTGTACACTTTCTAATAACAATTTACATCGCTTCTGAATCAAATATGGGAAAACCTTTCCCCTATTACTTGAAGGGTTTTGGCTTTCATAATTATTTATAATTTCTTTAACGACAGAAATGGGCGTTTCAGTCAAATCTATAAGTTTTTTATTTCGCATGTAGTTTCTATATGCATCTGCACCCATCGCTGCTTCCAGATTATCTGCAGCAAGCCAAGTCTCAATTTTCTTTTTAGTTAGCGGGGTTTGCCTACGGCCTTCAACAAATACATTATCATCAGATAATACATTAGGGATGCCATCACTAGCGTCACCCTTAAAAATATGTTGAGCAAAATACAACCGCGGATTATCTTCTTTTACAAACTTTTTAGTCATTGGAGAATACTGACGAATATTCTCATATTTGTGCAATTGAATAAAATCTTTATCAGCAGAAATAATCATTACTGGCTCATGCTGACCAAACTCTTGTGTTCCTAAAGCAATATGAGCAATAGCGTCATCGGCTTCACAGCCTTCTTGATGAATTACTTTATATGGAAAATGATCACGAATTTCATCACGAATTAAATTAATAATCCGAAACGCTTCATTCCAATCAATTGTAGATTCTTCACGCGCATTTTTGCGTTTGAATTTATATTGTGGAAATGCATCTTTACGCCAATTACCTTTACCATCCGCCACAATAACAATTTCGCCATATTCTTTACCGAATTTTTGACGATACATTCTTATTGAATTAAGAATCATATGGCGAATAAGATTTTCATCTAAAGCTAACCGTTGCACAATAACATTACCAATAGCAACACCATTGAAATCAATTAAAATCATTATATACTCCCTATCGTTATATACTATTTTACACTATATTGATCGATAAGTAAACCCCCTAAAGGATTTATTTCATTTTTGCAGCAGCTTCTTGAACTTCGGCTACATCTATAATATTTTCACTTAATAAAATTTCTCTATTTCCAAGGTGATCGCGCTCAATATCAGCTTTATTTTGCCCAAAGTATTTTACTGCATGATGTTCATCAATTAAAATAGCTGCAGCCGTTGTATCACCAATAATAAAGTCACCAAGGATTCTCCCAAATTTGCCTTTCATATCTTCGCCATCTTTTGCGGCAAACGTTTTAAGGATACATTCTTTTTCAAGTAATTGTTTTAACCGATTTTTTGCGGCTATACCAAAAATTTTTTCAACTTTATCACTGGTTCGGGATTCCGGAGTGTCAATTCCCATAACACGGACGCGTTCGTTTTTTAACCAGATTCCGAATCCAAGATCAATATCAACGTCTACGGTATCTCCATCAACAACCTTTACTAGGTTTGCTTTATATTCATACATTTTTTAATCCTTTTTTTCTTTTAATACATGTTTGCGATGGATTTTGCCACCCACAAAGGCATTATAGTATTCATCGGGCTTTAATAACACATCCCGCACCATTTGTTCTCTCATTTCATAATACGAGCATTCACCCTTTGATATACATAATCGCAGTATTTCTCGTTTAAATCTATCTCTTCCCGAATTTTCAACAAGCAATTTAACTTCTTCACTTGAACCATAATAGTTTTGCCAATCAGATTGTGTTACTTTAACACGCTTTCTTTTATATCCTTTTAATGGCGCCAATCTTCGAGTAGACCATAGATTTTTTTTACCAACATATTTTTTATTATTTGTTAAATCAGTAATTAAATATACAAACCCGACGAAAGGCTTTATTTCCTCTTCCGTCGGGTTATATTCAATATCATTATAAAACCACATGTATTATCCTTTATTCGCATCGCGATAAATTTATTTATAATACATGTTAAGAGTTAATCTTCGGAGTCGTTTAGTTCATCAATCATTTCTGCTCGTATTTCGGTTCCACACATCGGGCAATGGTATGGATCATCATCGATATCGGTTGATATTACTACTTGTGTTTCAGTTTCACAAACATCACAGTCTAAATAAAAATATTTCATATTAGGCCTCACATGCTGCGCATTCAGTTGATATTACTCTTTTGCGGGTCAAAGATTGTGCTGCAGACATAGAAAAACTATAATATAAACTCTTAATACCCAATTCATGAGCATACAAATATAGCTGATTAATTTCCTTTACAGTCATATCTGGATCAAGCATTAGATTCAAGCTTTGACTTTGATCAATATATTCTTGACGGATTGCCGCTTGATCAATAATAGTATTTGGACTAATTTCAGAAAATGTTTTAAATACTGCTTTTTCATCATCAGTTAAAATATCGAGATGCTGAACAGATCCATCTGCATTACGGATTGCTTCCCATACTTCGGGTTTATCTTCATCTTTTTCTTGCAATAATTTTTCAAGATATGGATTCTTAATTGTTACTTTCATTTTAGCCAAATCTTTAACATAGCAATTACTAAATTCTGGCTCTATAGATTGAGATACTTGACCCAAAATAAAACTTGATGATTTAGTTGGAGCAACAGCCATTGTAGTAGTATTGCGCATACCATAGCCTTCAAGAAGTGGTGGTTCGCCTAAAACAATAGCCAATTCTTTTGAAGCTTCATAACTTCTTGTTCGCAATGTTTTTGCAATTTCAAGATTTAATTTGGCCGCGGCTGTGCCCTCAAAAGCAATCATATTAGACTGTAAATATGAATGCCAGCCAAGAATACCAGCGCCTAGCGCCCGGTGATTTTTTGCAAATTCCCTCGCACGAAGCAAATATGTCTGGCCTTCGGTCTTGCGAATAAATTCCTCACAGACAGTATCAAGGAACATAGTTAATGTTTCAATAGCATCTGTTTCTTTAATCTCATCCCAATGTAAAAGATTAAGTGATGATAATACACAAGTAAACGTTTCTTCATGTGAAGATGGCAAGGCAATTTCAGCACACATATTAGAAGCATATACGCGCAGATCTTTATCTTTATAAACTTGGGGCCGGCCATCATTTACATTATCGCTAAATAAAATATATGGGAAGCCAATTTCAGCTCGACGCTGCAAAACTTTTGCCCATAATCTGCGCTTTTCTGCATCACCGGCTTTCATTTCGCGAATAAACGCATCACTTACCGTAATACCTGTTGTAAGCCCTTGGATAGGATTACCTTCTGTACCAATGTCCAGAAACTCGTCAGCATCTGGGTGTTCAATGTCTTGGTATGCCGCAAAGAAACCACGGCGAACTGAACCTTGCGATACAACTGATGCCAAAGTATCATACATCTGCATAAAGTGTACCGAACCCGAGGATTCTCCCGAATCACGAATTGGAGCACCGCGATGACGAACGGCGCCAAAGTAACCCGACGTACCACCGCCGTTTTTCATTAGCATACCGTTTTCAGCATGACCAAATAAAATAGCTTCCATATTATCGTCAATATAAGAACCAAAACAAGAAACTGGTAAGCCCCGGTTTTTGCCATAATTTGCCCATACTGGCGATGCTAATGAATAATAGCCGCGGCTCATATAATCATAAAACTTATCAGCAAAACCATCAAATTTTGATTGGTCTGATTTAGTCTTTGCCATATCTTTTAAATACCATTCTGCTTTATCCGCAATATTGCGAATACGGCTTTCTGGCTTTTCTTTTCCTTCTAAATAGCCACGTGACAAAAATGTTCGGGAATCTTCGTTTAACCAATAAAACTTTTTATATTTTTTCATTCTATAATTTCCTAAAATAAATCATCGCAAGTAAACGCTTTTGTTTTCTTTGAATACGCGGTACTGCGCTTAACAAAAAAGTCTACATTTTTTGTACTCAAAATTTCTTCCATAAACCAGTCAGTAGTTTTGACTGCATCCATATCTACATCATATAATGGCTTCATATCAATTGCTTGGAGCGATTGATTAAACCGATATTTTAAAAATTCTTTTACTGTTTCTTTTGGCAAGAAATCTAAATCATATTCGCCATAAATCCAATCAACAATTGCAGATTCTGCTTTATATGCATCACGGCAAAGGCGATTAACTTCGCTAATACTATCTTTATCAAACCAATCTGGATTTTCTGCCCGAATAATATTTACCAGTTCAAACCCAAATCGAGCATGAATATCTTCTTCTTTTGAAGTAGCTTCTACTGCATTTGAAATACCCTTAAGCACATTTTTATGCTTGTTAAATGACATCATAATTAAAAACTGGCTAAACAAAGATACATTTTCAACAAACATTGAAAATAGAATAATTTTATGAAAATAATCTTTATTATCAACAGGAGAACCAATTGATTGTTCGAGATACGCAATACGTTTTTTCATAGCAGGCACTTCAACAAGCTTTTCAAATTCTTCGTTAAGCCCCATTATTTCAATAAGATTTGAATAAGCATCGGCATGCCGCACTTCAGATTCGCCAAAAGTCATACCTACTGCAGACACTTCTGGTTTTGGGAATCGATCACCGATTTTAGACCAAAATGTTTTAACCGCAACTTCAATTTGAGAAATGGCTAACATAGCCTTCTTAACAATTTCAACCTCTTCGGGTTTCATATTAACTTTCATATCTTGAATATCAGATGAATAATTAAATTCAGTATGAACCCAATATGAATGACGAATAGCATCTGTGTATTCATTAAGCTGAGGATATTCATACGGCTTTAGGTTTGTTCTTTTGCGAAAAATATCTGGTTGGTTATTAAAACGAAAACGAATATATTCACGGGCTAAATCATGTAAGCCCATATCCATAATAACATTCTCTACAGTTGTATGAATATTATCAACCCCCACTTGAACATCAGCAGCATCATCCTCATTCAATAAATTTGTTACATCATTGGCTACTTCACCTGGGAGCAACCTGCTCCGCATTCCAACAGTTTTCATAGCTTTAGAAACCGCAAGACTAATTTTATTTTCGTCGTAGCTTTCAGTAGTGCCATCACGTTTAGTAACGTAATTAACTTTTCTTAAAAATTCTTGGGGAGTTGTTTGCAGCATCATGGCTATTCCTTCATTGGAGGTCTAAAAATAAGATAGCTATATTAACCCTTAAAATAAGAGCAAATGCTATATACTCAGTCGGATGATTTATTATATACTATTATATATCATAAGTAAATCTTTAAAATTAACAATATGTAGTCTTTTAACGATTTTTTTATCAATATATGGAAAATAAATTAATTTATTTTTTCTCTAGTTCTAAAATTCTATTTTCGAGTTCGTCAATTTTTTTAGTTACATGCGGATATTTTTTGCGCCAAGCATCGGTTGGTTGTTCAAACCAAGTAAACCCGTATCTATTAACTAAAAAATCTAAAAATTGATCTAGCTTAGCATAACACCATAGGCCAACTCGGGTGTCTTTAAAATATGCTAAAAATGCAGCACCTAAGATTGCCCCCAATATACTAGTATATATCCAAAGTGTATCGTTCATAAGATCTGATATTAAAGTTGACATTTATTATTCTTCCAGTATTACAGCACTATCTAAAGCTTCTTCAGCCTTTTCATAGTAGTTTCTATATGCCGCAATAATAGTTTTTTGTTGTTCAACTAACTTGCGTATTTCACTAAGATTTAATCCTAAATTACTATACCCATCACCGGTTAATGCATAAAGCGCAAAGGCTTGACCATCGTTACTTAGATCTTCGATAACCTGGTCAAGATTGTTTTCATTAATAACAATCCATTCAAGAGTTTTCATATTTAATTCATCAACTTCAGGTAAAGTCAATACGGGTTTATTAATCGGCTTCGACGATATCTGTATTTGCTGAGGTAGCGGTTTCGAGCAGGCCATCAGACTTGTAAGTATCATAAAGCCAAGGGCATTCCTTATTAAAAGCTTCGCCATTTACAGCGGTCCTTTCTTTTTCATTTAGTTCGGCACCCGATAACAATTCAAAACATCGACCGGCGTTATATGAGCCACGATTAACCGCGCGCTCAATTCCAGCCGGATTATTAAGTGCAGCAACTGTTAAATCTATTCTTTCTAATTTATCAGCTAATAATTGGCTTTGTCTTCTTATTTTTGCATATTCGGCATTTATAGTGGTCAATTCTGCTTGTGCATCATTATAACTGTTTTGAAGAGACGCCATAGCATCTTCTTGAGTTTCTATAGCACTATTTAATTTAGCATTATTGGTTTCTAATATAATTATTGTTTGTTGCAATCTTAGGTATTCTTGGTATCCGAAATAGCCCGATACACCTATTATAGCAAATAATGAAAGGAAAAGATACACTTTAATCATATTTTTTAAACTTTATTCAATAAATTTGCGGAATCTTTTTAAGATTCTTGGTGGTTTATCTTTACGACGGCGTTTATCAACAATAACAGTGCCAGTCGGATTATCACCGGCACCAACAACTGATTGAGTAGTAGTTCCGGCCGCAATATCTTCAGTTTTTGACAATACGGGCGCTATGGCTTGACCGTAAAGGGGCTTGATTTTTTTCATAGTATTTCCTATAGCAATTCTGTAGATGATATATAGATTTTTTGATTTGTTCTAATATGTACAGCCTCATATATATTTAAGCCAAATATATCTCCAATTGGATATCCATCATTAATAATACGAATTTGATCTTTAGCCCGTACTAATTCTTCATTAGTGCTATTAACCATTTTAGGATATTTTACCTTATACATACCCGGAGATACCCGATTACCTTCTAACATAAACCATTCGCTATGTTCGTTTAAAAAATCTACGGGGTGATGACCAGTTGTTTCAATAATTTTTTGTAATCCTCTATCATCAATTTTGTATTTTTCTTTAATAAGATATAAAGCTGCAGCATAAGACCCAATAATAGAACCACCACCGGGCGCTTTAGCCATTAATCGTTTAATATTAAATACCAATTTAATAAACGGAGTATATGCAGATTTTTTTTCCGGAGAATCTATAGCTTCGCTTTTAATTCGTTTACCAGCTTTATCAATAAGACCAATTTTAAATGCTTCGGTTTTTTCAAACGGTGTTACTAATAGCTTTAAAAATCTAATAGTATATACTAAATCTGCTGCTGATTTAAAAATTCCCATTATATTGCTCTCAGTCTTTCTACAATTTCCTTATCCATTTCTATACCAAGATATTGGTTAGGTCCAATATAATTAAGGAACAATAAAAATGGTTTTAAAACGGGCCAGTGGGCAGAAGTCATTTTATACTCTAAAATCTTAAGAGTGGCTTCTGGTCCAAAAGAGTTAAAGACTACTACCAAATGATTTAGTATTAATCTTTCACTACACCGGCCCGATTCTATATATTTATTAATCAATCTTTTTATATATTTAAATCTATTCAAATCTTCATGAAATTCATCAACATCAATACACTTAGGATTATAATAATGCTTCGCTACATATATAAGGAAATTCTTTTCATTCAACTCATTAAATAATGTCAAAGTGTTAGCCTTTATTTTTTAGGCGCGGTAAATCACCGTTTTATCGCCAGTAGAATTATCACCGGGTCTCGTAGTTGGACTTTTAACGCCGTTCAAAAATGATTGAAAAGTTTTTGTGTTAACGGTTGGGCCATCAGCATATTCTGGTGTTTCAATTGTATGTTTATTAATAAAATCTGCTTCGCCCTTGCGTGTTTGCAATTGCTTTTGCCAACTATCACGTGTGATATCATTGGACTCCGGTTGCGCAGCTTCTTGAACAGATTCATCAGTATTTGATTTAGTAATCCAATTAGAACCGTCTTTGTCGCTGGAATCATATGAGCAGTCTTCGTTTTTCGGTTTGTTAAATTCATCGCCGCACTCTTTGCATACTAAAGTTGCATTATCAGTATCTTCATTTTTAGTTTCTGATACTTCATGATAACCGTTATTATCACAATGCTTGCAACCTTTGCCTTTGCATTCAGGGCAAACTTGACGCTCTTCATCCATAGCCTTTGCAATTGCTTTGCGGCGTTTATGAAGATATTCATCAGAAGAATCGATGTCGCCATCGTTATCAATGTCTTTGTCTTTACGGTCATCGAATTTTTTCTTGACTGCTTTAGGCTGGACTTTATCCATACCTTCACCGTCATCAGACTTATCGTTAGTATTATCTTCGGTCTTACTCTTTTTATCCCATGGGGCTTTTGGTAGAGTAACCTTTTCTATACCCTTTTTAGAAGCAGCACTTACTTTAGCTAACGCTTTACGCGTCGCAGCAACTGAACTTTCATCTACGGTTTCTTCAGCAGGATTAGCCGCCGCTTCTTCCATTTGTTTTTGTTTTACTTGACCATATGTTGCGGCCAAATTTCGGATCCATTGATTATCCATGATTGTATTCCTTTACATCCATATATTGGCGGCAACAGCCGCAATAACAGCAGTACAAACTGCCCAAAATATTTTATTAATAATAGAAATAGTTCTACTATTATTTTCTGCTGTTTGCCCTAAATTATCTAGTTTTTCATCCATTTTATTTAATCGCTTATACATCATTGAATTATCTTTTTGGATGTTTAGAATTTTCTCTTCGGCGCGTGCCAAAGATACCATTGCTTCTGCTAGCAAATCTAATTTAACTTCTATTCGTTCTAGTCGCGATCTTTGTGACTCGTTATTATCGGACATATATTTAATTTCCCATGCGATAAATTATTATTATTGTTATTTATAATATAATATATTCAATACATATATTTTGTAATAATTATTGACTACCAAATTCATGGCCGGCCACTCGCTTCATTTGTTTATTAAATTCTTCTTGGTCCGGTTTTTTCTTGTATAGCTTAATAGAGATATTATCTTTATCTTTACCTTTAATACGCCATTTCATACCATCCGCTTTATGTTCAGCATCAGTTGTTTTTACAACACGACGTTTATAGCCATCTTCCCAGGTTTCGGATCTTCCACCTTCGGCAATAAAAAGCTTAAATGGTTTCATTGGGATAACTCCGTCGTAGTTTCGGTTAATAAAGAAGTCTTAATTTGTAATTCTATTGGATTTGCTTCATTTAATTTAGTAGCGGATTCATTTGTAGGCTTACACTCACCACAGCAATTATCGGTACCACAATCCGGATGCTCATTCAATTGAGGATTAATTAACATTTTTTTTACCCCTATTATCATATTCGCCCATTTTCATAACTTGTTCTTTAGCATACCATTGTGGGCTATATGTTTCATGCCAATCCCACTCGCGTGTTTTTGAATTCCACTCCAATACTTTCCACTCACCTTTATGACGAATATTTTCATCATATTGTTTTTCAATTTTAAATCTTCTACCGGTAGGAAAAGTAATTTCCTTTTCGCCGTTGGGTCCAGCCCTTTTCCATTTAGGCAATTTAACAGCTTCTGTTAAATGAGTTTTGAAACTTTTCATTTCATTAATTCTTTTATGATAGCTAAGGCTTTCTTACCATCAGGATGGTTTGGATTTATACTTACTTCATCACCGTTCATAAAATCAGATATATTTGCTGATTTACCTAGCGCCGTAATTGCTTTATGTAACGGATCCCTTTTATCATATTTAGTTTCAAAATTAGGTTTACCCCGCAATTCAACCCAACTTTTTTCTTTAGTGTCTCTCATTTTTAAAGTATCCTGGCCTTTGCCACGAATCAATTTAACCATAACACCTTCAGAAATATATGTTTTAAATTTTAGCATTGCTAAGTACCCGGTTCTATTATTTTTAAAATTAAAGTACCGTCGCTAGGACAACCCGTAGGAGGTTTGCCCTTTATTAACCTATGATATTCCATTTTTTTTATTTGAAATGTTGTACCTTCTTCCATCATATGAGGAAGAGTATTTTCCATTTGGAATAACCAATCAGCACTATTATGCACAACAAGAACTAATCTATCTTTTTTATCCCTATGCCAATGTAAATCGCCGCCTTCACAATCATATGCAAAAGTTCTAAACCATACATTTTCTTCAACAGTTGGGATATCGAAATAAGGGGCTACCAAAAGAAATTTCCTCCCCCGCTTAATCCCAGCTGATCGGCATAATATGGTAATCGACATGCCCAATAACCAGCGGTCATTTTATCGGTTTTTGTATCACATTGATGTCTAGCAGCAAAAGACTTACGAGCTGCCGGATCATCAATTTTTGCTTTCAATCCTGTGGTATCACCCCATGAAATTTTTTTAATCTTATCAGTTTTAGGATCTTTAACATAAACATAATATTTTTTTGGGCCGCCACGCTTTGGTTTATTTAATGACATATCCTGCTCTTTTTCTTCGAGCATTGGTGAATCTAAGGGCACATGCTGATGATTATAAAAAGCAAATTCCCCAATATCGGTTTGTTCAATCATAAATAAATCGCGACCAGATAACTCAATATTACCTTCAGCATATTGCTTTCGGGCATCTCTGAAAACTTTATAATAAGATTCTGAGCCGACTCGATATAACTCACCAAGAGAAATATTATTTTCTACAACATACGTTAAATTAGTGTCATTTACAAAGTTTTTAAATTTAATCATTTTATATTAATCCCCTTGAATCCATAACTAAATATCCTATACCGCCAAATACTCCGATACAAGCAAACATTAATATTAATATAGCTAAAGTATTTAATAAATTTTTACGCAGTTCAGCCTGGCGATATACAGTTTCTTGCCTTTGTTTTGCTATCTTACGACGCATGCGAATTAATTCATCCCAGGCATTTGCACCATATCTAAACATTAGCATTGTTCTTAATTCTTTTTCTTGTTCAATTATTTTCTTTTCTTGAATAAGCAATGCTAAAGCTTCTTCTTCAATAGATCCGCTAGCAAATAGCCGTTTAAAAATTGGCGGATTTTTTGCTTGTTCTTTTGCAAATCTAAAATCATTTACTGCGCTATACCACTTACCTAATTGCTGAGCAGTATCTTCAAATTCCCTACCAGCCGCAACCATTCGAGTTACTACATTATATGCAGAGGTAGCCATAGTTATTGCTGATATTGGATCTATCATTATTCTGTTTCTTTTTTATCTAAAACTGGAGATATGTTGATTAATTGGGTAAAGGATTTCATTTTATTTTACCTTACTCATTGCAAAATCCATCATTTTCATAAACCTGGTTTCGTCTTTGTTAATTGCGTCAGCAAACTTTTTCTTGTTTGCATCGTTCAACGAGTCATGCACCTTTACCATTGCAGATGCAGTGAACATGTCAACTTTTGTCTTTGAACCAGAAGCAAATTTAACAGCTCCGGCCGACTTTGTGTTTACGATTTTACGAAGATCATCGATAACGCCTTCTGATACAACTTCTACATAATCTTTATTACTAGGTAATTTGCCTTTATTAAGACCATTTTTAGCTTTATGTTTATCAAATGTGGGTTTAATACCACGCTTTTTAGCATTCTTTTCAGCTTTATCGATATCAACCATATGCTTAGCATAACCCTTCTTAAACATTTTAGGGTCAGATTTTTTATGTTCATCGTCATTTTTTGATTGCTTTTTATTACGCCAATCAATAAATTTTTTGCCGGACATTGCTGC